TTATCTCACACGAATCTTCTGCCCAGCATATATTTTGTTTGCATTCTTGATGCTATTCCAAGACTGCAGCGTCTTAATTGATGTATTGAACCTTATGGAGATTCCAGATAAAGTGTCGCCAGATTTGATTGTGTAATACTGCTTATTATTTGATGCCTTTGATGCACTACCACTTATTTTTAATTTCTGGCCAACATAAATCTTATTAGGATCTTTAATATTGTTCAAACTCTGAAGAGCTTTGACAGTCGTGTTATATTTCTTCGCGATAACTGAAAGTGCATCTCCTTTTTTGACTGTGTAAACTGTACCCGATTTAACTGGCTTTTTGTTTGAAATAGGTTTTACTGTAGTGGCAACTTTTTCAGTTTTTACGGCCACCTGTGCCCGTAACCCGTCACGATAACAAATATTCATATCAACATTACCAGAAATGCCTTGCACCTTTCCACTAGAAGAATACTGCCAGATATCCGCATGACGGCCGAGTGTGCTGTTATAACGAGCAACCCATAATGCAAATGGATTTAATTTAGATTCATCAAGACAGTTTTCAAGAAAGGACTTGCCACTGTATATCATGGCGAAATATCCCGCACTCTCAAGTTCACGTAAGAATGCAACCGCCGCATCAGTCAAAATGGATTTACTGACATTCCTCTGATTCACTTCAAGATCAAGCACGAGCGGATATGAGAGATTGACCTTTTTGACAACTGACAGAAAGAATCTCGCTTCTTCCAATGCTTCAGACTTGGACCCAAATCGCGCGAAATGATAAGCTCCCGTTTTTATTCCTGCTGCGTTAGCTCCTGAGACATTTGTTTCGAATTTCTTATCCTTAAGCGTTGTTCCTTCTGTCGCTTTAATAAAGGCAAACTTAATACCGTCCGCCGCAACCTTCTTCCAATTGATATTCCCCTGCCAATGCGATACGTCGATTCCTTTGATCCCCATAAAAAATCCTCCTTTTAAAAAATTAAAAGGCTGCCTGTCGGCAACCTTATTTTGATTTATTCTGTTGTTTTAATACCTCAATAGCCTTTGTGATGGCCTCTGGAACATAAACGCCCATTTTCCCCGCATTTTCAGTAATTGAAATCAGCTCATTAATGCAGTAGAAAACAATGGCTACAGTCATAACTAGAAAGCCCATTTCAATTCCACTTTCAATCAGCAATAAATCGATCATATGGGCGACGGTAACAATCACAAAAATAAAGACCTTTCGAGTGATGCCGATATATCCAACTTTGCTTTTCATCTCCCCATTTACTCCGGCTGCAGCCAGACCGCTTGCATAATCGATAATGACCAGAACAGATAAAATCGTCAAAAGAACGCTCCACCCACCAAAAAGAAATCCGGCAATGCCTGCCGGAACCGCAATTAAACCTTTATAAAGTGTCTCCAAATTATTTCCTCCTTTAAACAAAATAAAAACACCGTTTTTTACGGTGCGGGTCTATTTCTTACAAGAAATGAGTAACCACAAGATTTTTGACTTTCACCTCTGTTTCTCCGTTATTGGTCAACATAAGCCGCGGAGAAGATGACAACAATTCAACTCTTCTCGCGTCTCGGTCGCCATTATCCAAAACGATAACATCTTCATATCCTTTCAAAGTGTAATTGCTTGTTTCTGGAATGATATATGTCATACGGACGCTTAATTTTGCGTTTCCATTTAAATAAATGGCTATCCCAATCGATGTCCCCAAGGCATCAATATTGAGATATACTGACTCTCCTGCCTTGATCGTCTGCTCTTCTAAATAACTTTGTGTAATGTTGGTTTTCAGAGCTTTCACAGGAAGGCCATCGGCCGGAATTTCTAATGAAGGAGATTCTAATCCTCCAGAAACACGGACATCCTGTTCACCGGCTCCCAAGGATTGATAAAGGGCAAAATCAGACTGTTCCAGATTGCCGTTCACATAACGGAAACGATAATACCTTTTGGATAGATAAACCCATCCTGTATCCCCCAACGCATTCTCTGATACATCAAGAGACTTCACTGTAGACCAAGAATTTCCGTCGTCGCTTTCTTCTACATATAATGACCCAGCTTTGTCCGCAAAAGCATAACCTCTCACTTTTGAAATGAGCACATCTCCCAGCCGGTCTTGGCCATACTGATTATAAACCTCTGTGGCTTTTAGAGGTAGATTGGTGAGCAGCTCTGCGGCGCCACTGACATTCATATTAGGGACGACAAAATCAGTGTCCCCCTCCCGAAACGGTTTCACCGCACCTGCCCTTGAATCAGCATCCAATGGAAATATAAAACTATGTTTAGCCAATGTTCATCCTCCTCTTTTTCTTTGGTAAATTATCATCAGGCTAATCGAATGGATAAAGTGCGATCCATAGATCACCCCCCTAAAAGGCAAAACAAAAAAGCCCCGTTCGCGGCTCTATTTTTCACCAATATTAAAATGAATCAGGCAGACTGGAAGACCGACCTTTTTGCGACTCTTTCCACCACATCTGCAATTCCTCTTTGGTTGGAATCGGTGCTCTTAAATTCCATTGTTCAATATATGGGCCATCTCCATCATTTCTTAACACAAAGTCTTTATTGGGTATTGCATTAGGATAGGCCCACATAATCGCGTCATACAAAATCAAGAAAACCTCCCCCTAAAAAATTGATGGAGTTATGCCGCCCGTTTCTACAATGTCGAGATAATTATACGCTTCATTTCTTCCAGAAATATAACGGGTTTCATCGTCGTAACCAACATACATGTATATTTCAAGATAATCCCCTTTTTTCATTGGAACCGTCCCTGTGCCATACACGCCAACTCCAAACTCCTTAGAAGTTGTTGGACCTTCAGGTCTATGCCTATAATGGGCAATATTTTTATACTGTTTGCCATTCAAATAAATCGTCAATTCAAAATTTGAATAAGTTTGGATACTGTCAATATATAAACCGGATTCAACTAAGAACATGCCGTCATTTGGCGCTAGAAAACGGTTTTTGCTTGCGTCAAAAGCATTATGGCTGTCTGTAATCTTACTGTTGAATTTTATTTTGTTATATGTCCCTTTATCTAATTTTTGTTTGAGGGTTGTTGTGGCTCTGGCATATGCAAAACCTGAGATTTTGCTCCAGCCAGTCCACCCTTTCGAGACATACCAATGTCGTACCCACACGCCCGTACCAAGGTTCCCATTACCGGTTCCATAAAAATACTGAGTGAATCGCTTGGTTGAATAATTCTCATTTTTCACAATCCCGTAACCAAGCGGATAACCTGTTTTATTGCCCTGGCCAATATCCATTAACGTAATGCCGAGAGGATATTCACTTCCTGCAGTTCGGGCATCTTGAATCGCCTCTGAATCTGGTAAAACAGTCAATTTCTCATTGGTGAACGTTTGATCCGCATATGTTTTCGCATTCTCTTCCGCACGATCTGCTTTATCTTGGGCAGCACTCGGCGTTTCCTTGGCATTCCATTCTGCTCTTTCTTCTGCTGTAATATGAATGGTTTCATCATCAACATGCCGATTAAATTCAGCCTTTGAAGCTTGCTGCACATTCTCTACATTCCCAAGCCCAACTTGAGCCTTTGTCGTGCCGTGCGGATTATTCAAATCATTTTTATGGGCGGCCAGTTCTTTGTGTGCATCTTTTATGCCTTTTTCCCAACGATTGACGTCATCTTCGTTTATCGGATCATCCGGGAGCCAGTCCGTCTTTGCTTTATAGGCCATTTATTCCACCACCTCAAAAGTAAATCGAAAATCCAGTGTACGGTTGGTGCTGACATCCAGATCGGGACTTCGTTCTGTGATGATATTATCTTCATCATCAATGATCTGGACACTTTTAATATGTTTGACCTTTTCCTCGCGTTTGGTCAGCACCGTGACGGTCGTGCCGCTAATCGAGATGTCGGCAATCTCGGTTTCTTTGCCGTTTAACAAAATCTTTTTGATCCGTTTTTTCAGATCGGCGGCTACGCGCGCCCTGTAGTCTTTTGTGATCATGTTAAAACCACCTCATTATTATCGAGTGTGACGGAGTAACCGACCCGGAGCTCCTTTATCTTTCGATATCTCCGATGATTCATGACGACCGTATCCTTAATCTTCAGCTGCTCATTGAAGCCTGGTCGAAATGTATAGGCGAGATGAGCAGGCTTCATATTTTCAAGTGTTTCAATGAGCTCTCTGACATTCTGCAGATCATCAATGTTGATATCTACATCAAAGCGGTACTCCTTCGGAAGCAGCCGAACTTGAGCCGAAGGATTCTTTATAAAGCGATTCAAGGCTTGTTCAATAGCCTGATAAGTAGCCGGTGGAATATTCGATGTTTTGGAAATGAGCTTCAAGCGCCTGATTTCTGTTGAATCTCCGGGCTCTTTGGTCACGTTTAAAAGGGCCTCCCATCGATCAAGACCCCATGTTGCTGTTGTGATAAACAGCTGATCCGTAAGATCAAAAATATCGTTGTTCTGATGCTCAAATTCCGGGGCCTCTGCTTGCAGAATCTCGCTCATTTCTCTGACTTTTGTGAGGAACGGCGGCAAATAGTTCTCCATTTCTTCAATCTTGTTCATGGATCGTCACCGTCCCAAGCTTCGGTATGTCTTCATCCTTCAGATCCAAGTTTTTCGTATCCCCGTTGATTTTCACATCAGCATAATCGCTGACAGAGTCTGCGTTAAACACAATATTATTGATTTTGGAAAGTCGGACAATGCTTTCTGTAAATGCAATTTCTTTAAAAAAGCTTTTCACTTTATCTTCGATTTCTTTTTGAACATCTTCAATTGAGTAATCAGGTTCGGGAACAACGGTGACTTCAATATCAACTTTTTTATATACCGCGCTTTCTACGGTGACCGTCGCCCCGATCGGAGCCTGCCCCTCCCCTTTTCCGGGATCGGGATCAATATAGTCTTTTACCTTATCGACTAAGGTATCTGATGCAGGTTCCATTTTGGCATTCGTAATCACGATTTTAACCGTACCGTCCCCATCCCAAAGAGGAAATATTTTTGCCCGGCCGACGCCGTCCACCTCTTCAGCCCATTGTTTATAATGCATCTTATTAGCACTTACAGCTTCCCGCCGGACCCGAACGGAATACCGCGCATACAGTTCTTCGTCTGTTTCCTCTTCTTTGCCGGGAACTAAGAGTTTCCCCATGACAGCTGACTCGAGCCCTGGGATCGTGTCGAGAGAAAGAAGAGAGCGATCTTCTAAATTAGCGTTACCTGCCTCTCCCGCCGTTTCACATTCTAAATTTCCATCCTTCGTATAGCGGAAATATAAATTATCAACAAAGAAGCGAGAACCTACGGGGATATTGACGCCTTTCGTAAATTTTCCGGCTCTGATCGCTTTTGTTGCCGGCTGCCTTTCCAAACCGGCTTCAGCGGCCCGTCTATCTAAAAATTCACCTTGCGCGGTATCGGCGAAAACCAATTCTAACACCGTATCCAGCCAGATATAGGATTGAGCAAGCTCAGCTGCCGCCGGGGCCAGCGCATTCCAAATGACACTGTTTTCCCGCTTATCAATATCATCGGGGACACGATCAAGCATGCGCTCCATAATCTCATCAAACGTCTGATCTTCAAACATCTTCGCCGATCACCTCCTCGATCTCCAATGCTCCTTCATCCGTTTCAACCGTAAACGACACATGAAAAGCGTCGTCTATTTTTTCAATCTCAAAATCTTTTACGGCCGTGATCCTTTCGTCAAAAATTAAAGCCTCCTCGATCAGCCGTGGAATCTCCATTTCCTTATAGGCATCAGTTGTTTCATTGTCAGAAAGAATGTCCTGCAGCTCATTTCCGATATCGTGACTATAAATCGGATAAGCATAGCGTTCCGTTCGAAGGGCCGTATAAATCATTTGTTCAATGGCATCAAGGCCCGTTATGATCTCATTTGTTACTCGGCCAGACTCAAAGTCAATTTTGTATGTTCTTGAGGTCTCGATAACGTCACTGTCATCTTCGATATCTTCAAATTCTACTTCCGGGGAAAGCGCCAAATCAGACACCTCCTATATCTTGTCGATCACAAAAAAAGATTGCCCGCCTGGCATGGCCGCAATCATCACATAGTCTCCTGTATTCAATTGATCGTAAAAACGAATCGTTTTCTTCTCTCCATCTAGCTCTATTTCTCTTGTATGTTCCGTTAAATGTTCAGCAACCACCAATAAATCTGAAGGGATCACCAATTTGTCATTGTCCCGGATTTTTATGCTCAGCGGTGAAACCGATACGACTTCCGCGGGCATTACATCAACAGGAGATTCTGCATTCACGGCTCCCAGAGCCAATTCTTTAATGGCATCACTTAATCTCATGACGCGGATGCTCCACTAGGAATATGATTTTTAGGAACGACATTGATCGTCATGGTGTGTTTTGAACCCTTAAATTCATGCTTGTCTGTATCAACCCAATATTTCTGTTTGAGGCCGACTTCCGGAATCGAGATATACACTGGCATGCCGCTTTGAAGATCCGGAATCCCAAGAGCCTGAATGCCCTTCAGTTCCTTTTTGACACCCTTTTTCTGCGACTGCCTAACGTCTGCTCGCTGCTGAAGCTGCGCCTGATTGATGTTGTCTGATACCGTCTCAACATACTGCAAAACCCCATACTTTTTTATGCCGGAGCTGTCGCTCGCGGTGGCCGTATAGGTTTTGTTTTCTTTCTGTCGGCGCATTTTCACTCGTGTGGCTGTGTCATTTATGGATGTACTGTATTGATAATCTATAATATTGACATCAGTTTCCAGTACCCAGATTTCTGACGGGTCTGGCCATGCCCGTAAGCCGAGCTTTCCTTTTGATGAATAGAGCTGATAATTTTTCCCCGTCTGTTTTTTCGTTTCCTTTAATGCTTTCAATATGATGTCATAAAGCGATGTATCATTTTTAAAAACGAGAGATTTAATCGTATACCCTGTGTTTGCGATCGAGGTCTTTGGAATTTGAAAATCATTGGCTATCCGGCGGACAATTTGGTCTGCCCGTTTGTTTGAAAAAACATAGACGTCTTTATTTTTCACCAGGTACTGTAACATATCATAAGCAGTGAACACCAATGTATGTTCATCAGGAATCCGGGAAAACACAATTCCGCGGAAAAGCTCTTTCCCTTTCCACTTGAATAATACCGTGTCTCCTTCCTGCACACTGTAATATTTTTGATCGCCCTGTTTAACTACGATTGTCGCCTGAATGGAACGGGGAGCCTGATACCGTTGTCCTTCGAGGGAGACACTTTCCGTAACAAGCTCCCGCCACTCCGTTTCTGTAACCACGAATAGTTCAATCATATTCGCTCACCCATTCTCATTGAGGTATCTTTAATTTCTGGCCGGGGAAAATCCAATGACCGGGCTGCCGTATGTTTCGCTTACTCCGCTTGATCATGGCTTTTTTGTTTGCATTCCAGATTTTCCGCCATTGCAGGCTATTTCCGTAGAATCGGCCAGCTATATGCCAGAGGGTATCTCCTTTTTTCACAGTGTATACCTTCGGAGCTGACTTTGATGGCCGTTTCTTTTTCGTCTTCTTTTTTTGTTTGATCTTTCGTGGAGAAACTGTTTTATATTCCTTTAATGTGATGTCAAAATCACGGTCTCCAATATCTTTTTGGCCCTCACTATGAGTAAAGGCTTCGATGCTGCAGTTTAAATTGATCTTCGTTCCGGTAACGAGAAATCGAACCGGCTTTTTATTTTTGATCCACCGCTCGATCGTCGCAATGGCGTTTTCCGGCGACGGGAATCCTTTGTATTCAGTCAAAGGGGAATACTTCTTCGGAAAATATGATGAAAAGGAAATTGTTTTTGCGTTTGGATCATTGATGAATGTGACCTCGCCAAATTGGGCCACTTTGACAGTTTCGTTTCCCATGTTATTCGTCACGTCAATTTTTTCAGGAAGAACCGGGAAGCGCAGCTTGTCCTTCCCCTGCGAGAGCCAAAATTCATAAACAGATTTAGTCAAAAGCTACACTCCCCTTCGTTCTAATATTGATGTCCTCTTCTAACTCATCAACTAAGGCCTGTTTGATTTTATCAATCAAGCGATCCATATCTTGATCATTATGAAAATGCTGATCACCGTTAAAATTAATGTGGATTTCTTTGGTTCCGGACGGTACGACAGTAGTAGCCCCAGATTGACCAGATGTCGCAATATCCACTTGATCAGATGACATATCATTCTGCGGGGCCGATGGGTCATACACATCAAGGCCAAGCGCCTGCGCCGCCTGAGAAAGCAGATACCGGCCACGGATGCCGCGTTCTTCTGGAATGATCCATTCTCGTTTTCCACCTTCACCGACACGGGCAATTTGTTCATTTGTGATTAACCCGCCGTTCGCGTAACCCCTGTAGCCGCCGCCATTTCGCTTACTTCTCATTCCCGGCGTATTAAAAACTGAACCGTAACGAGCTTTGATATAATTAATAGCGGCCACAGCATTATGAATCGGATTCCAGATATCATTTAACCCTTTCATCTTATAGGCGTTAAAGGTTGGATCAATGGTTTGCATTAACCCCTTGGATGGCGTGCCGCGTTTGGCATTGCTGTCCCACAGGTTAATGGCCCGCGGGTTCCCACCTGATTCATGCATGGCCATTTGTGACAATGGGCCAAGCCAACTCATAGAGGTTTTAGTGATCATCAGAGCTTTGAGCAACCAGTCTTTTACGTTACCACCGACTGATCCCATCCCTGCGAAGGCTGCAGCGAGAGAACCGGCTTGTTTTTCGGCAAAGCTCTTCACATCGATAGAACTTAGACCCTTTACAACACCGACAGACGCAAAACGCCCGAGACTCATCATGACTCGGGATGGAGAATGAATATCCAATTCATCGCGGAAAGCCCGTTCCACTTTCTTCGCCAATTCCTTGGCAGCTTCTTTCACTTCACTGGCTTTTGAATTCATACCCGTTACAAAGTTACCAATCATGCCAGATCCCCAGCCACTTGATGACTGTTTTGCATCAAGGAACGGCTTATTAATATGGGTGCTGACATATTGGTTTGTACCTGTAGATGTCGCATTCTGTCCAGCAGCGAATCCTTTGACAGTATTCACGCCCCAGGAAGATGACATATTCACGGTATTTTGAAATGGCGCTTTAACTTTGGACTGCAGGAAGCCATCTGTCCCGGTCGCCGTTGCATTTTGCCCTGCAGCATATCCAGTCACCACATTTTTCCCAAAGGATGGTGATAAGGCGCTCAAACTATTAAATGGAGTTTGAATGTTTTTCTGCTTCCATTCCTCTATAGAGACAACATTCGAATTTAATCCTTCATCAAAGCCTTCTGTAAATTGCTGACCAAAACCTGATGCCTGATTTGTAATATCTCCGCCCACATTCATTGAAGGTGAGACGGAAGCAAAATAAGAAGCAGCAGTTGAAATAGGTGTTACAGTTCCTGCATCTGTGGATACAGATCCGATATCATCGACAACTTGCATGCCAAGTTGAGTCGCCGCCTGCGCCAATAGCATTTTTCCGCGTCCGCGGTTGTTTTGAGTTGGGATGACGAATTCATTTCCAGCTTCCCCAATCCATGAGATGGTTGGTTTTGTGATATAGCCGCCTGTGGCATTTTTCTCTTTTTGCTTCAAACCGGTTTTTTCTTCACCGATTTTTTCAAAGGTTGTTTTATTTTTACCAAATACTAGATCGCTCCAGCCTTGTTTTATACCGCCACCAAAATCTATTGCCTTATCCCAGAGCTGACCGGCCCAACCGAATGCATTTTCAAAAGCTTTTCCTATATCTTGAGCGAGTTTTAAAACGGGATCTAAGAGCTTATGAAACCATTTATCTATACCCTTCCAAGTGTTTTTCACATTTTCCAGAGCTTCTTTAAACTTGTTGTAGATGTCCCCTGCAAGCTTAATTACAGGTTTTAAAATTGGGTTCCAGACATAATCCACAAACCATGTTGAGACAGCGTTCCATGTATCTCTGATCCAATTCCAGGCCTTCACGAGCCAGTTCCAGATATCGATAACTGTTTGAATCGCTGGGTATAAAATGGGATTCCAAACATTTTCGACGAACCATGTCGAGACTGTAGACCATGTTTCTTGGATCCAATTCCATGCTTTGACGAACCAATTCCACACATCTATTACAAATTGGACAACGTGTGATAATACTGGATTCCAGACATAATCCATAAACCATGTCGAGACTGTAGACCACGTTTCCGCTATCCAGTTCCAAGCTTGAACGTGCCAATTCCAGACATCTATTGCAAACTGAACGACATGGGACAAAATCGGGTTCCAGACATACTCCATGAACCACGATGCAGAAACTCCCCATACCAATTGTATGGCGGACCAGGCTACCACGAAAAAGCCGACGACATTGTTAATGACTCTTACAGCGATATTGTAGAAAGGAGTCCAGACGTTATCATTAAACCATGTCGAGACTGTGGACCACGTTTCTGCTATCCAGTTCCAAGCTTGAACGAACCAATCCCAGACCTGAATAGCCAAATCGACGACAGGTTTAAGAAAAGGGGTCCAAACGTTGTCCTGGAACCAAGTTGTAACATTTGACCATGTGTTCTTCACCCACGTGAGAGCATCACCAAATGCTTTTGAGACGGGATCTGACACATTTTTTTTGAACCATCCAGATACCTTTCCCCAAGTCTTTTGGATGCTGGCCAATGCTTCAGACGACTTTTTCACAATGGAATCCCAGGTTTTCATGATGCCACCATCATCAAACCATTTTCCAATGCTTTGTCCTAAATCTGAACCGCTGATGCCGCCAGCGATCCCACCGACTACACCGCCAACCGCCGTTCCGAGTCCCGGCGCAATTAGGGTTCCGAGTGAAGCCCCTGCGCTTGCTCCTGCAGCTGAACCTGCAAGCCCACCGCCAAAACCTCCTAATTTTTCACCGGCATTGTCTTTATTTATGCCCATTAACTCGGTAGCCGCAAGCGCGGTTCCCAAAACAGGAACGCGTTTTCCGATTGATTTGGCTCCTCTTCCTGATTTGCGCCAGAAACCGCCGCCTCTGGTTTGATTCGGGTTTGATGGAGAAACCCTTTCATCTTGGCCAAACCAAGGATTACGGTACGCTCCCCTTCTTCCGCCTCTCCTGTTTCTACCGGAGGATGTGAGTGGTCCCCCACCCGCTCCGCCGGAACCCGGTCTATTTTTCAGCCACTTATATCCCGCGAAAACACCAGAAATAAGCTTCCCAACTGGTTTTAGAAAATGTCCGACCTTACCGATAAAAGCCAAAGCAAATGCATCGGCGAGAAGAGCGCCGCCGATAGAGCCTTGTCCGGTGACTGCATCCCAATTTAATTTGGCCAGCTTTCCTGCAATCCGCATCGATAGTTCTACTGGATCAAGAGCATCTACAAAACTGACGATAAATTGACGGCCGGCTTTTGTTCCTGCATTGACGAAACCATTTTCGTTTGATTTATCATCGATCCCCAAGAGGCCATTAATGACGCCGTTTATAACACCGCCGTATGTGCTTCCGAGATTACCCGCCATTTTAATTAAGCCGGGTTCTCCCGTCTTTCTCCACCATTCTCCGAAGACATCCTTCGTATTGTCGATCACAATGTGCCAACGGGTTTCAAAATCCATATCCCTGTATTTTTCAAGCTGATCAAATCGCTTTTTTAGCTGTGGATCTTCTTTGAATTTAAGCTCTAATTCTTTCTTTTGTTTTTTCGTGAGTTCTCCCGGAAAAAGGATTTTAAACTGTTCACCGATGAATCCAAATACACTTTTGGTAGGATTCAAGAAGCTCTCTGCAAAAGCTTTTCCTGCTTTTTGAGCTTTATTTGAAAGGTCAGTCAGTACAAAAGAATACTCACCACGCCATTTTCTAAACGCTTCAAGAGCTGGCTGAAATGCCTCAGCCAGACCTTTTCCCCATGGCATGAGAATAGAGTTATTGATAAATGACTTGACCCCCAAAAATAGGTTAGAGAGGTTGTCTGACATCTTGACCATCATGTCATTGTATTTGCCGAATTCTTTTGTTACCTGTGGCCAAGTTTTAGAAATGTCTTCTCCACACTCCGCTAATTTTTCCAGCTTCCCTCTTGCCTGGCCGGAAATAGCCCCCATTTCTTGCAGGGCTGCCGTAGCATCCCCGATTGGACGGCCAGAATTGATTCCGTCATAAAGGCGGCCCATCCAAAGAGCGACTTCTGAGAATGGCCGTTGAACACCTGCAGCAACGTCCCCGACAAGTTTCATCCCTTCAGCGGTTGAAAGAGCATTTCCTGTAAAGACCTGCAGCACCCGGCTTGATTCGAAAATTTCATCCCGTGTAAATGGAGTCTGGCCAGCAAAGGTTGTTAATTCGTCCAGTCTTTGATTAGCTGCCGCCCGGCTTCCAAGCAGCGTTTCAAATGCAGTTGTCATATTCTGACGGTCGGCAACCATCTTTAAAGGAACGACAATTCCCCCCGTCGTCCCGGCCCCTACACCAAGAATGCCAAGTGTTGAAGTTGCTGCTGATGCGATTGCCTTCAGGGGTTTCGTTGCCAGGTCTAACACTTTCACTGTTGTTGTCCAGGTACGATTCAAATGTTCATTTGCAAAAGAAGTAATGCGGCGGGCAGGCGCCGTAAACCGATCAATAGCTTGAATGCTTGATCTGTAGTTTTCCGGAATTTTACGCCTTGCACTTGAGACAATACGATTGACAGTTCTCGTCACCATGTCTACCGCACGCACCGTAACATTATAGCCCCTTCCCAGCTGATCCCTTGCGTATCTAGAGATACGGCGAATAACAGCCGTCGCCCGGTCATTTGCCTCAATGATGATTCGGCGAGGGCCGGATAAGTGACGATCCAAATAACGTCTAAGTCGCTGAATCGGTGGTGTTGCCCGGTCAACGACTCTCATCATAATTTCATGCGTACGCGGCATCCTCCGTGCGATAAACCGATTAATTTTTTGCATTGATCTTGTCGCCAAATCCTTCACAGACAGCACAAGCTGGTGAGACCTCCCGATATCCCGGAGAATAAACATATGAATTCTTCTCAATGTCTGAGTGGCCCGGTCTCTTACCCGAATTTCAAAAGGACGCTGTTCAGTCCTTTGTCTGAGTCTATCTAAACGGGTCATTTCCCCCCGGATAGCCCGTAAACGAGAGGTAATGCGATCCTGCAGATCAAATCTTGCGGTTAATCTGGCCATAATCTATTTACCTCCCTTCTTCGACTCTTTTTCTAATACCTCAAGCTTGTGCCCGATAAGTCCAAATAAAAACGCCTTGAAATTTCGCGGCGCTTCATAAATCTCTAATAGTTGGGATGGAGAATAATGAAGCTCGTGCATGGCGTAATACAAATACACGGCCTCCTTATTCCCATCCTTGATTAGTTTTTTACAGCTGCTTCTAAATCTTCTGGATCATCTTCAAAACCATTGATCTCAATGGCTTTGTTGAGCCAATTTGCATATTCACCGCCGACTGACAGCACGCGCTTGGCGACTTCCACCGGATCAGGCGTTTTATATGCATCTCGCAACTCTTTCGAACGGAAATCCGGGTAAACAGTAGATTCCACCGCAATCCGAGCATAAAAGCGTTGAGAGTCCAATTCTTTCACGCGCCCACGGCCTTTCACGTTTTTATAGTTTGTATTCTCTTTTTCAAGCTCATCGATGCGCTCTGTCGTAATAGCTTTGAACACAAATGGAATGACATTCCCTTTTTTGTCGACGAAGCGTTTGGAAATCGGCACTTTGATTTCTTCGGTTTCAACGGTTTGTCCTGGCATAAAGAAGGAAAGATCATATACTTTTTCGTTTTGTTTTTCGCTCATGTTCATTAGCTCCTTTGCATTTTGTCTTTAGGCAATAAAAAAACACTCTCGGTGTTTGAGAGTGTTATGGTAAAATATTCATTGTACATAAAGCTCGGCTCCCTCAAGGGTGGTCTGGCTCACTCCCTTATGAAAGGGGGTGACGCCTATGATGTCGACGTTTCAAAGTTTATTGTTCATGTTCGGGATGTTTATCCTGGCATTGTTGACATACATTAAAAAGAAGTAGACCTCCCTTGAGCCTGAGAAACTTTTAGGGAGGTCCATATATTCACCTTCGGAGCCAGCCCCTTGTCGGGCCAGCTATGTGTACAATGACTCGACTGTTGGTAGCAGTCGGGTCTTTCTTATTTTATGCATTTCTTAAAGAAGAAATACATGTTTTGCTGATGGAAAATGGTATTTCTAATGTGATTATAACACATATTTTTTTGAATGGTACTATTCAAAAACTTAGAAAGTGTCATTCAGTTTTTCTGGTAGATCAAAATCCTCGAAAGTGAACGGCACTTCCTCTTCCAGCGCCTCCGAGTCTACATCAAGCCCCGCAATTTTGGCAGAGTCAAAGTTCACATCAAATAATGTGACCCGTTCGGTGCCGCGGCCGGATGATTTGTCATCAAGGACGGCCTGCAATGTGAAATATGGATCTTCTCCCTTTTTCACATAGTTCAGCATCAACTGCACAAACTTTGATGTAACCTTGTAGAAGGTAGCTGTTCCTGTACCGTTTGCCCCCGTTGTTTTGTGGCCGGTCATCCTGCGGCCCATGACATTAACTTCTGATTTATTTTTCTCCACGTTTGCTTCAAACGTTTTAATAAAGGCCATTTCTTCCCCGTCCATAAATAAACGGCCTTCCTTCCCTGAAATCGTATTTTGAGCTTTAAATGTCATCTTACTTCACCTCCACATTGAAGTAGAATTTTTCTGCTGCATCAACAGGTTGGACGGCCAGGTCAATCAAGAATCCGTCACGATCCTCATTCAGCTTGATCGTCAGATCGTTTTCTGAATCGAAACCCACAATTCCGGCTCCATCTTCAAGAGCCGTTAGGTATTGAATGATGAGAGTTTTGACATACTGCAGGCCGTCATCGGAAGCCGGGATATCACTACCGGTTCCCTTTCTTGATTTAATGAGGGCTTTCAATTCCCGTGTCAAATCGTTGTTGATGGCATCCAGCACCCGGATGATTTTGTTTTTTGAGAATTTCTTGTTCTTCTCAGCCGTGAAAGTCGTGAGAGAATTAATATCCTTTTCAACGCTGACTGATTTATCACGGGCATCGAATGTGAACAAAAACTCTCCGTTATTCAACCGCTCAATGACCGCGTCATCATCAAGACGATTCAGGACATCTACTGCGCCCTCATATTCGACGAAGGTCAGGGATTGATTGAAAGAGGCCCCAGCGCTGGCTCCGGCAACCCATGCTGTAGCCAGATGCGGTTTAACCTCTGTTCCATCCTCCAGTAGCACGCCTTCTGTTACGTTGATGATTCCTTCATAGTCGCCTTTATATCCGGAAAGAACGCCTTGAACCTTCCGCCCCTGCTTATCGCGTAACCGCTGAATAAATGAAACGAAAGTAGCTTTCAGCTGCTCGCTGTTTTCTACCGGCAGGGCGATCGTATCAAAATATTCTGTTTCGGCTGCCTCCAAGAAATCCATATAGTCTTCATTCGTTACACTTTTGTCTGTACCACCAGACAGCCGGACGCCGGCGGAAGGATTTAGTTTTCCTTCTTGTTCATCGCCTTCTGCACCCGAAAGCGGAATCGTAATTGTTAATTCTCCCTTGCCGGTAAAGGTGACATATTGATTTTCCTCGAGTTCCTCCGCTTTAGAAACCGTTTGTTTATCGACTTCAGACTGATTGAAGAATGTGGTGACATCAAACTTTGAAGAGTCCAAGACGTTTTCGCTGACTTGAATAATGATGTCATTTCCCTTTGTGCCGCCGTAATTGGCCGTAGCCTTCACACCTTCACCAATATCGGCTGTAGCCCGATTCCCCTCATTCAGGCGATACAGGAGAACTATCTGGGCTTTTTTCTTGGCTTCTCTGAATAGAAGCAGCTTTGGATCATCGATCGGCAGTCCGACTTTTTTATTCAGGTCCTCGATGCTCGAAATTGAAATGAACTTTTTCGCTTCTCCCCAGCTTGTTTTTACAGGAACAGCAGCGATTCCGCGATCACCGAGAGAGACGCGCTCCTGAGCTGTTGTTTTGAAATTAAAATAGATGCCGGCACGCTCTTTTTCTTTGCCGGGTGTAAATGTTCCGCCGTTCATTTATTTAGCCTCCTTCCGAAGAAATTCACGGATGCGTTTCTTCGCTTCTGATTTTGTTACTTGATTTTGATCTAAACCAAAAAGAGCACCATCCAGAACTTCTGGTTTAACACCAAAAAGCTCTGTACTGTGCTCTCGTAAATCTCGAATACGAAAAAGAGATTCAGGGCGGCTGTTGGTCTTCTCCTTCGCCTCAATCTCGTCATTTTTTTGTTTCTGTAAATCCACTTATTTCACCCCGCTTGTAAAATCAAAATCTTGAAGATCTGGATTTTCATCTCTTTTGTACCAATACCGGCTGTTCCATTGAACAACCAACACAGCAACCCCTTTATCAGATATTCGTGATTCTATCCGATTGATTCGCAAAGATTTCCCCGTCTCCGTTCCTGTTTCATCTACAAGAGGAATTATGCTGCGCCTTTCACGTACAGCCTCCGCGATCTTCTCAGCTTCATCGTGGGCCTGTTGTGAATCTTTATGAAATACCTTCACATTGAGGCTGTACGTTTTCATATACGATGATACGGTGTCATTCCCATCCGCTACGGAAGGCGGCGGAAAATAGAGAGACGGGGTTTTAATTTGAATAGGAATCTCCCGGTCATATATTTGGACGGGAAACACCCGATAAAAGAAGTTCATAATGGACCCGACTTCATCGTTCAAGCCATCACCACCTTTAAAATTCATCCAGCCATTCCTGAAGCTTACGGTCTAAGCTTCTTTCAAACATTCGCTCAAAGATCGCCAGGGCATTGTCCCAGTAGCCGGATCCGTCAACCCATTGAAACTTCAGCAGCATTCCGGTTTCCGCAGCGGGATCATATTCAAAGCGGTCACCTTTCCATCGCCCAGGAACCCACCGGCGGTCGAGATTCTTTGATGGATCAATTGTAAAGTGCCCGTCGTTTGCAAAAGAAGCATAATCCAAGTTGGTCCCTACATCCAATATCAGATTGCCGGCAGTCGTAGAGAAAATATTGTCCGCGTCACCTTTTTGAAAGGAATTGAGCAAGCGGCGCGTTTCGACCGTTTCAGTTTTCATAATTTCATCTTGCACAATATCCAAAAACTCATAACCCATCGCCTCAAGCCAAAGCTCATACTGACTTTGAAGCCCTCCGTCAATTGCTTCATCGAGGGCCTGAATAAATTCATCCAAACCATCAATTCTCATAGATTGTCCCTCCTAACCGCCGTTACTTCGATATGGTGGTTTTTAATTTTTCGCGGCTGCTGCAGCTTATATGAAGCCCCCTCCCAGGTCACCTTATCATTCAGCCTGATATCCGCTGAGACGGGAAAATGAACAAGAAGGGACTGAACAATCAATGTATTGGGCTCTTGCTGCACAACGGATTGATTTTTCTCAGTGAAGTAACAAGGCTGATCTGAAATGTCCGGATCATCAGGATAAGAGAATGTAGGCTGACCATCCTGAACCGGCACACCGTACCGGGTTTCCGCCGGCTGCTCTTCTTTCAGATGATAGACGTCACAGCGATGTGTCAAAAGCCGGTTGTAACTCATAATGCCCTCACCCTAAGGAGAACAGACCCTTTACCAACAGGTGGGACATTTGGATCCTCAACGAAATCTTTTAATAGATTTTCGACATCTGGCTTTTGAATGGTCTGGCCGTCTCCGAGCGTATAGGAATAGTCTCCGATTTTTTCAGATTTATAGCCTTTGACAATAGATTCATCAGAGTTGATCAAAGCAAAATATTGCGCCATCTTTAATAAGGCTAGCTTGGCCTTTTCCGGCAGCGGCTGATATTTTTCACCAGAGAAATCATGCCCGACCATGCTTTGAATCTCGGTTTCCGCCTCCAAAATGTCATGCTGAAGCAGCTCTTCCGGTCGGGATTTTACATTCTCAAAAACAGAATAGGCGATTACTTCATTAGGGGTGATCAGCATGCAGCGTCACTCCCCCTGTTTCTGCAGGATGAAGTCAATCCTTTCATCTGCATTTTTGAACGTTGCAGGATCGCCACCAAGATCAGAGATAATCGCCTCTTGTCCTGCCTTCGTCATGCTTCTCAACTCTGATTCTGTGTATGTTTTCAGGGTAGCAGATGCCGTTGATGCTTTAACCGTTTCCCCTTCATTCTTCGACTGGTCGTTTTTTGCTCCGTCATCCTTGGATTCGCCACCAGTCTCTGTCTCTTCTTTTTCTTTGATTAATTTACAGTCAAATTGATCATTGTCTTTAAGATAGAGATACACCGATTTCTTGACGTTTCTCTCTGCTCCCAAGACAAAAACATGATCCATTACATCGTAAGTTTTCCCTTTGATCAGCTGTGCCGTATACGTATCTGCCATTCGGTTTCACCTACTCTTTAACCTTGATGATTTTAGCGACAGCATCCTCTTCCTCAAAAATGCTGTCCAGTTTTGCGGTCAGTACAATGATGAATTTCCGACGGCGGATATCTTTATCGACTTCAATTCGGATATTACGGGAGAAGCCGAGCACGATATTTTTCGGATGCGTCAAAATGACGTCTGATACATCGATCGCTTTTTCGCCCTCCCCGGTAGAGTAAGGCTGCATGTTTGCAATTCCCTTGATCGGCACACCGAAAGCAGAAGAACGCCCACCTTGAACAGCTGCGTCCCCTAAGTTAGTTTGACGATCGGCCACTTTATCCTTCCATTCCACTTCAATGCCAGGTGAAGTATAAAAGCGGAATTCCTGCGGCACGCGCAAATATTTAGGCGGGACAGCTTTATAACCCCGTTTGAAAATTTGCCGTGTCAATTCCTCCCCAGCGGCATCCACGATGTGAGATGTGGCCTGCTTACGGATTCCATTAATTTGAGCAAGAAACGGATCACCTGATTTCGTATCACCGTTAACGATCAATTCTTCAATATCAACCGCTGCACGCTCGGCCAGCATTTGCATGATGGTGTTTTGCAGCCCGTCTTTTTCGATGTTATTTTCAAGTGTGTCATACGTGATATTAACTTCCGCGATAACTTCTTTTGCGTTCAGGCTGATTGTACTTGTGGACGGAACAGCTTTGTCCTCAGTAGAAAGTGCCTTCCCTTCTTCACCAGCTCTTAGGATACGCTGGCCAAAACCGATCTTTTCAAATTTCTGCGAATCATGATCCATCTGAATGACGCGGGCATCGTTTAAAATTGTTGGTGTATCCTGTACCATACGAATGAACGTAGAAGCTTGGGTTGGATTCATCAAACCGCCACTTTTTAGTGAAGCGAGCGTCATTTCTGCTTTGTTGATAACCTCTTGATTTCTCATTGTCTTCCCCCCTTAAAGTAATCCGTCCCAAACAGATTTTTTCACTTCTTCTTGGTCTGAACCTTGATCATCTCCGGCTTGTTTTGAAATCCCGCGGCTTTTTTCCACGGCTTCTAAACGTTCTTGAATTGGTGAGAGTTTTTGATCAAGCAGTTCATCTATTTGTTTGATGACGGACTGTTCTTGTTGTTCATTTGGCGCGTCGTCCTCAGTGGGTTCAGCTTCCTTTTCTATTTCATCAAGTCGCTTTGTGATGGGGGTTAATTTATCATCAAGCAATTTCTCAATATCTTCTTTTTTCAATTCATCTTCCTCCTCAACGGCTTCTGCTTGACTCAGCAAATTGCCGAGTGCAGCATGAGCGGTTTTTATTTCATTCAGGTTGGATGCCGAAAACTTGCGGCCAGCCTTTTCTACTGGTGTTTGATGGTCTTCGCGTTTGCCTAAAAAGAAGTTTTTCAGCAAATTAAAAAGCCCTTTCTCTTCATTGGCAGAAGGAGAAAAAGGCTTCTCTTTTTGCTTTTCGATTGTTTCGGCAGTTCCAGCCATTGAATACCCGGTAATGTCGCCTTTTTTGATCTGTTCCCAAATCTCTTCCGAGGCTTTCGTGACAAGAATCCATGATCCTTTTTTAACGGTTTCGCCATTGACCTCAAAGTCGGTCGGTGCGACATAGGATTCCACCACTTCACCGACACCACCTTGGAAATCATGCTGCTTATCAATCTCCCTGGCATCCTTTAGGAATCCGTGGGCAGCTTTCTCAATTTCAGCAGCCGTCATGAAATCCCCGTGTGCGTCTGGCGTATCCGGTTCGTACACAATTCCGTATACCAGCTTTTGTTCATCCTCCGCTTTTGTCAGGACTTTGATTTCTTTCTGAAAATCCGGCTGTTTTTCTGACTTCATAAAAAAGAACTGCTTTTGATTAGCAGCCTTGTCTACGTAAGAAACGTGTGTGATTTTAGCATTTAATAATTCGCGTGGCATCTGGTTCACCTCCTTTCAATAGAATAGTTTGTTTTGGTCTGGATATGAAACAATTTCTCTACAACAAACTCTTATAAAATTGGTTGTTTTCAATATATTATTGTTCTCTGAAATATACTCAGGAAAGATACTATATAGATGAGCTTTGACAGACACTATAAATCCTGGTTCTTCACCAGGTTCGTTATAATTTGTATCTGAAAAATAAACAGAAATGGATTCAGGGAAAAAGTAATTAGTGACCAATAAAATGAAGGTGCAGTATATATATAAGTCCTTTTTCTTTATTTCTTTAAAAATTCGATTATAAATTTTAGGCCAGTTCTCAAGTAAATAGTTAGCAAATTTATTGAATCTTCGCGGGTTATCCAAGTTCAACGACCTTGAAAACTCCCTAAACAATTCTTGATAACTTCTCATCAAACTCGCGCCTCTATCCAAGGTTTTTTGATGCAATTTCCAGTTTGCCGCTCTATCTTCTTTAGTTTCACAATTTTCTATTACTAATTCTTGATCATGAGTAAAGTCTTTTATCTGCAATCCATAGTTGCCCATAATATATGCATCTAAACATTTTTTAAGAAGCACATGACATTCATCATCTAAATCTAATCTCGGATAAATATAACTTTTTGTTAATGTCCTTATTTGATATTTTGAAGATAGATTGTAATTTTTTTGAAAGATTTTTTCTAAATAATCCGCCGGGTTCTGTATCCCTTTTTTGGACAATGCATTTTTGACCACTTCATCATCCATAGCTACAACAAATAGAACACCAGGGAAATCTAGGATAGCTTTTACCATTTGAAAAACAGTTATTATCTCATCCGGAAATAAACGATCTAATTCATCTATAAATATAACTATTTTTTTATTGGCGTCTGACAATACTTTTTTAAGCTCGTCTGCTAGTTCTTTTTTTTGAACTGATAGGGGCTTATCAAATTCTTTTTCTTTGACCAGGCTTTCCGTAAGTTTAAATGTTTCCTCAGCTATAGCCCCAGTTAAAGAGGGATCCATATTGTATTTCATAGATTCATAATAGGTTAAACCTTTTACAAAGGTAGGCATAAACTTCCTAGAATAACTTTTTAATTTTTCTTTTATTTTAGAAGATTTACTCGTAGTCAAGCTTGCAATTTGTTCATTCATTTCCTCGAAAATGGACAGAATGAGATCCTCTTTGCTAGTAATTAGCCAGGGATTAAATCGGATAACTTTACATTTTTCATCTAGATTTTTCTCAATAAAGTTTAACATTGTAGATTTACCAGATCCCCAAGAACCATTTAACGATATTGAAAAAGGTATATCAGAAGGGAAAGCATTAATAAAGGCAGCTATTTCAATTGATAATTCCTTGAAATTTAATTTATCGTTTTCTATATCGGTGAGAGGTAAATAATTTTTGTACTCCATGTTTTCCTCCTGGTCGTCTTTTAATAGAGCTTTTGTTTATTATACAAAAATTACAACCTCAACAAAATGAATCCTATTAATAATTATTTTTCAAATTCAAAGACCGGATTTTTTCTTTTTCCTCAGCTGACAATCCTAAAATTCTGTTATCAACCACAGGCGATAAAACACAATGACAATTCACTCGCTCTGCAGCTGAGAGTTTAGGATCTCTCGGATACATGCATGTTTCACTACTACCAGGTATCTGAAATTCTTCATCGACCCCAATTATTGTGCCGTCAAGATCGATGTGATTTTCACGAGGGTTGTTTTTCTTCCCTCCACTATGCCGCCATTTCTTTTTCGTTACGGCCGGCGATTGTGTATATGACTCCTGCTGCGCTGCAGAGGAAGCGGCAAGCACTTCAGTTATGGCCGTTGTCCGCGCTCGCGCTCTATCAAACTGCGGTAGGTCCCGGAGAGTCAATTCAATGTCCTGAATAGAAGAACCGTTCTCAATGGCTTCTGTCAGCACATTTTCTACCGCCTCATGGGTATTTAATTTCATGATCTCGGCCAGCTCTTCAGACCAGCCTTTGATCCAGTTAGTTGAACGACTCGAAAGAACTTTAAACGGGACTTCTGGATCCAATGAATCCATCATGACAGAAGCAAGCTCCTCAATGGTCTGCTGCAGAAAACCTTCTGTCAGCTCTTGAAATTGCTCCTCGAAGTCGTCCCCTGCAAATAGATTCTGCGTAAAATACACCAGAATGGCTTCTAACGTCTCTTTTGAGTCTTTACTTACAAAATCATTCAGACCACTTAAAAACTTCTTACGCTGGCGCCTGAGCAATCTGGCAACCTTTTTCTCATACTCCTCGACATAACCGGGTATCTTAGAAAGGCCGGGGAAATCAGGTATAACCTCCACGAGTGATTTTTCATCATCTTCCTCGGCTTTTCGAATAAAGGCGTTCAGACTGCTTAAAAGCTGATCGGTCTTATTCATTTTCCTTCAGCTCCTCAAGGATATCCCTCATATCCTTCAGCAGCATGATCAAATCCGCTGAACGATTGTCTTTTGATTTTTGAAAAAGAGCCTGCAGCGGATCAGAAGAATTGTTTTGAGCTTTCTCAAGCGGCCGGCTGTATTCATCCTCCGGCCATTCTTCAAGTGTTTTCCCAAGCACGCGGCCAGCCAGATCCCGTAGATCGTTGGGAGATACAGCGCCGGCATTAATAAAAGGACCCAACACTTTTGCAATCTCCATCGGATCCCGGAAGTCTGGACCTTTTAAAGTAAGTTGCGCATGATAAATATTCAAATCTGACAGAAACAAATTATTCAGTTTGCCGGTTATGATCTTCCTTTCTGGCTGAAAGACTTGTTCCTCTGTGATTTTTCGAGCGGTGTCCGCGGTTGCCTTGTTATACTCGTGTGCTTCCCCTGTATAAAGCGGCGGCAGACGGAAGGCAGAGCGGAGTTTGCTCCGGCTTTTCACATCGTATTCCAAGAACAAGGCGTCTTGCTGTAGGATTTCAGCCAGAGACTTAATATCGACTTTTACAGAGGATACATCCTCTTTCCCGGTAATGCCTTTTTCGGTTGGTATGCCTTCTACTTCAAGCAAGAGAAATTTATGTGCATTCCCCACACCTTCAAGATCATTCATGTACTCCTGCAACTGCTGATAAGAGGTTTCAGAAAGCATCCCATTTTCCACCGTGATGGCTGCCGGGACATGCCGGCCTTGCTTAAAGTACATGTAATTCAGCTCTTCAGCCTTTCTGGCCCCGTATAGGTTCACGATATGTCCGATCCACCGGGGAACGCCATAAGTACCACTGCCGATCTTAAAGTGAATGACCTCATTAGCCCTAAGCTCTTCAGGAGTGTTGTCTTCAAATTTACCGGTTTTTAAATTCAGAATGCGCGGATCCCCGTACTCCTTAAAGAAGACCTGTTTTCCATCAACCATTTGCACATACTTCCGAAATCTTTTCTCCCGCTTCATGGTTTTGATCTCATGATGTTCACGGTATGTGAACTCTACCTCGATTGGTTCTGAATAGCGGCACACCCTCATGTTTTTAACGTCAAGATATTCAACTCCCGCTGGCTGCCCGGTTCCGTTGCGAAGAATTTCTAGAAATCCGTTCCCGGTTTTCTCCCGGTCTTCAATAGCGTATCCGACAACAATTTCGGCCGATTCGTCAAAATGAAGATAGCGGATAAATTCCTCAAGCCGAGTCCAGTCATTTTCTGCAGCCTGCTTTTTTTCAGACTGTACATCGTCCCCGTTAATGTCAAAGTTGTATTCTACATCAAAACCAAAGCCGAGAATATTTGTCTTATAGGCATGAATGCACTGCTGCAGAATTGTCGAATACTCTGCGATGCTTTTCAATTCCTTCAAATTGTAAGGCGGCTCAATGATGTCATCGCCGTAGATCTCCGAAAATTGATCTTCATAAATCTGTTTGGTCGTTTCGCTCGGCGCATTCGCTTTGAACACGGTGGCTTTAACAGATTGTTGAGTCATGCTTTACCTCCTCTCTCTATTTGGCCGCGGCCGGATTTTCGGTTTCTCCTTCAGATCGGTGACCTCGTAATCATCGAGGGCGTACCAGATGGCCGAAAGAGTGTGGGGATCGATCTTGAATTCATCTTCAACGATGTTACCCAGCTTGTCCTTTTTATAGGTCAGCGGCTTGAGTTCAAAAATGGTGTTCTTGCATTGGTCGGAACAAATGATCTTTTTAAACCGCTTGATCTTTTTCGTATACTGCAGGCGGGAACCCTGGTACTTGTGAGCTCCCACCATATTGAAACCCTGCTGCCGGAAATACTGAATCGTTTTAGGCTCCGCTGAATCAGCTTTGATCAGCTCCTGGTTTTTTTTGAAGTCTTGGAGCTCCTCTGCCGTTCGGTCATCCGTCATCCCTCTTTTGTAATACTCCCAATAGATAAAGAGGTACTTTTTCTTATGGTCCACCGCAAGCCGGACAACGGCGTTATAGGATTCCTCAAAGCCAAAGTCCATGCCTACCCGTTTAAGCGGGCGGTTAATATTAGCGATGGTCTGGATCACTTCATCGTGTGGCCATACCTCAAACTGCGGAAAAACCCGAACCCCATTCACGCCAAAATGACCTTTCCGGGCGATGTGGTAAAGGTCTGGATCGTATTCTTTCAGTTCATCCAGCTGCCTTACATAGCTTTCTGGCAGAAACAAATTATCGTCAGCAGTGGAATGATGATAGTATGTGTCATTTAAAACGATCGTTCGCTTTTCATACAGCTCCTTATCATCCAGGACAAATCGATTGTTCAGATCGTCTTTAAAGAAATGCCTATATGTCCAGTTGTCTTCCCCAACCGGGTTCGTGGAAAAAATCATATGAAGCGGCAGCGTAGGATGCCGCAGACGGCCGAGAAGCTCTTTAAAGCCTTCATATTTGACCTCTGAACATTCCTCAATCCATATTATTGAGATGTTATTGATCGATTTCAGTTTGGCCGGTTTGTCCAGCCCCTTGAAGATGATCCGGCTGCCATTTGGGAACCTGACTTGCATCGGAGATGTCATACACCTCACAATATGATCAATCTCTAAGTCATTGATGATCTCTTCAAAAAGAGAGAAAGTTGAATCCCGATGAGTGTCATACACTTCACGAATGACTAATACTGTCCGTTTTTCCTCAAGAAGCTTCAAAATGAGCTTGAGAGCAATATGATAGCTTTTGGATGATCCGTATCCACCGACGAGCAGCTGAAATTTTTGATTCCAGTCAAAAAGAAAGTCTTCGAAATGTGGATTGACTTCTTTTACCGTCATTTGCCGTCACCCTTACGAGTTATTGTGATATTCACAGAATTGTCCACAGGGCGGGATGTCAGGCGTTCAAGCTCTGCCTGTTTTGTCTCATTTGAAAGATAAATGCCGCGGAGCTTCAATTCATGCTCATCCATTAAGCGGATCATATCGTATTTCTGACGAATGGCTTTCAGCCGCTTATCCGTTACCCGGGTGAGTGCCTCTTCGATGTTCAAGATATCATCAATGGCCCTCATCTCGGTTTCTTCAATTTCAGTCACAACAAGACGCTCATTCATGACCGGGACCGGCTTAACAAGTCCATTTTTATCCGGTGTCTGAACAATATCCTTTACCTTACGCATTTGTTGCAGCACACGGCGCTGTTTTTCAGATAGGCCGTTTTCTATCCGGCTGATCCGCTGCATCATTCGCCGCTCCCGAAGACTGAGCTCTCTAATCGTTAAATCAATTTGAAAGAGCGGGTCCGTTTCGATTTCTCCGAACAACTGTCGCTCATCCTCGTTTAAGAAATCCCACATGATCGTTTCATATTCGCCAGTACGGACAGAATTTTTATTCCCTTTTGGTGCGGCACCGCCCCTATTCCCTTTTGCATTTTTGTTTCCAGGCGGTGCCTTCCCACCCTTGTTACCTTTGGCGTTTTTATTACCTTTCGGAGCGCCGGGACGAAAAGGAGCGCTCCCATTCGATTTAGGAGCGCTCCTTTTGAATTTATCTTCCCACTTATCTGTTGCTTTCCACTTGCGGACGGTGCTACTTGAGACGCCCAATTCATCCGCGATGTCTTTTAATTTCTTGGTTCCGCTGCTTTCTTTCCATGAGCGGAACGCTTCGTCACGTCTTGGATCACGCGGTCTCGCCATTACATTTCACCCACCCCCGGACGTCGAATTAAGTTTGAGTTTGTTTTAAAAATATTTAAAAGCACCTCAAACGAAGTGCTTCCTAAATAGCTATTTAAAATGCTCGCCAAAAAACATTGACATTTTTGAGTTCCACTTCCTTATTAGACAAATAATTAACAATTGCTTGCCCCTCTGTTTCTGCAAAATAATAATAAATTATTTTAGTAATACCTTTGTTATTAAAAATCATGTCTAACAAGTGTGAATCATTATTTGGTGAAAGACCCAGTATTGTCAGTGTACCTGAACAATTCTTCAATTTATCAAAAGGGTAATAATCTTGAAATTTTAAGCTTCTATCATTAAGTTTTAAAATTATTGATTCATACATGTTTTTTAGCAGCTGATTATCCGAATTCTTAAAATGTGTAATTTCATCTAGTTTGTTAGGGTCCTCATCAATTGCCTTAACAAATTTATCAATTGTATTATTTGCTTTCTCATGCATAGTCCCTGAAAATTCTTTCAGAAAACCTGAATATGTGGAAAGTGCAGTTGAATATAAATGGTCATATCCTTCTATGATTTTATAATTTTTCATTGGATTATCCGATAACTTATTCCTAAAACTATTTTCATCATATATGTCCTTTTTAATATGAAAAGCCCCGTGTATATAATTTACTTTCATATTTGTTAGCAATTCAATATTTTTATCATAATTTGTTGTGAAGATCTCATCGAATTGTTTAAACCAGCTCTTCAATCCCTCAGGATACAATTCGAATAAAGTGTTAATCTTCCCTTTATTGTATATGGAATCAAGGAAGAAGCACTTTAACACCTCTTGAAAATTAAATTTATCTGGATTTGTAATTTGATAATGCCTACAAAATATCTGATGAAGTAAAAAATAATCCTCAAAACCAATATGATAATATCGGAGTTTTCCTTTATGAAATCTATATCTAGAAATAAAATCACTTAATTCTTTTTTTTCTTTATCTGTGAAAGCATGGTGATTAAGTTTTCCTTTTATAACTTTTGGACTTAACTTGTATAGCTTTTCAAAATATTCTTTGGTTTCATATGGATAAATCTCTTTAGGAAAATCACCTTCTTCAATATTCTTAATTGCTCTATCAATTATGCTTCGATTTAAATATTCCTCTCCTCCAAATTGAATGTTTATGCCGTTTCCTACTAAAACATGATTTTCCAACTTAATCCCCCCTTTCTATTTCATACACCAAAATGTTTTAAAAGTACAGAGCTGACTAAATTTCCTCATCTTTCTGAAGCTGTATATCGAGCTCAATAAGCTTTTTTAAATCTTCAACAGTGTTCACCTTAATATGGCCGCTTTGAAAATCTTTGACCCATTGGGTGATACCTGCCTGAATAATTTTTCGGTATTTCTCTTTAGATTGACTGATGTTTTCAAGCAATTCAGCACTATGAAGGAGAAGCAGTTCTTCTTTTTCTTCATCATCACAGGAACGTATGTTTGTATTTTCTGTTGCCATTTGCCTGGTCCTCCAATAGAATAGAGATGAGAGCGTGATTTTCCCACGAAACGCGGCCGCGTCTTTATCACGCTCTTACCAGGCTGATGGCCTTGGTTGAGGGAGGGTGTTGTCAGCACCCTCTTTTTTATTTTTCAAACCACTGTTTGTAAATCTGTTCCGATATTTTTTTCATCATGACCGGAGGAACACTCATCCCACAAACATATTGAACAGATGCGTCCATAAAATCATAATCCAGTGGGAAAGATTGCATCAAAATGATATCTCGTTCAGAGATATAGTAGGGCTCATCATAACGGACAAAGACCGAACCACTTGCGAGAGTAGGCGGGACAAGGCTATTTTTCACTAAAATCGTATTGAAATTAGATTCTTTCCCTTCAATCCTTTTCGTGATGTCTCCCACATTATTATCCGACGGCCGTCGCTTCACCCATCTTTTATAAAGCTTTGATGTTTCTTTAAGTCTTGCACCATGGCCGCTTCTGAATTCTTTATATACAATCGGTGGCTCATTGAAGGACAATTTAAGCGGTAGTAAATTCAAGTCCTTCCTTCGGCCAATAAAAAAGACCCGCTCTCTACGTTGCGGGACTCCCATTGTGGCAGCATTCAACAAGAACAGTTGAACATCATATCCAATTTCCTTGGCCCGTTCAATCACCAGCTTCACGTAACCTTTTGCATTTCCACTGACCATTCCTTTTACATTCTCGGCCACAAAGATTTTTGGCCGCAGCCTTTCAACAGCATCAAGGTAATGAAAAAATAGATCATCAAGTGACTGTTTGGCCTGTCCTTCACGAAAGGCTTTTTCTTTTCCCCAAGCCTTTTCCCGATTACCCGCAATAGAAAACACGCTGCAGGGCGGGGAACCATCAAAAATATCTAAATCGAACAATTCATCAGGCAGATTTTCCATTTTGTTAAAGTCTCTGATGTCCATAAGAAAAGGATATTTCGGATTATGATTCTTCCTGTAAATCTTCATCATTTGCGGATCGATCTCACAGTTCCCCAAAAGATCGTAGCCGGCGAGCTTATAGCCCATAGAGGAACCTCCTCCGCAAGAGAATGTACTGAATACTTTAAGGCCATTTTTCTTGATGTTTTTTAAATCGGCCAACTTCCAACGGTATTCTTTCTTTTCCATGTAATCACCTATTCATTAAATGAAAATCCGCATTTCGGGCAAGTATGTTGGAAATGATCATCTTCATAATCATCCAGGTCTAATTCCTGGCTGTCATTGATTTTTCCTCCGTTGCCTTCATGCTCAGCCAGATCTCCCAAGATTTCATCTATCTCACTTTCCGAAAAGCCTGTAAGGGATAGATCAAAATTATTGTGCTTCAGGTCTTCTAAAACCTGTTCAAGTTTGTAATCATCCCAGTCGCCGCTGATCTTATTTAAAGCCAGGTTGAGCGCCTTTTCCTCAGATTCATCCAGATTTACAACTGATACCTGGAGATTACGCGGATTCTCTTCCATGTGAATTTTAAACCGCTGATGTCCACCGACAAGGTTTCCCGTCCTTTCATTCCAGACTAATGGTTCAACTGCTCCAAATCGTTTCATAGATTGTTTCAGTGCTTCGTATTCCGGATCACCAGGCTGCAGATCGATTCGCGGGTTATACGGAGCTGGATTTATTCTTTCAACTGGTATTTCTCGAATGTTCATGTCTTCCCTCCCAATTAATGAGAAATCTTCATTTTCTTCTAATTCGGCCGCTCACTCTTTTATATGTATCTCTTTTAGCACCCATAATCTCTTCCCATTCTCTTCTGGAAAGCTTCTCATTTTTCGCGGCTGAAGCATAAAGTTTCTTTTTATCATCAACAGACAAAAAATCTCTTAATTTCATACTCATTACTCCTCACCGAATAAACACCACCTTGCGCTATTCGCTTTTTTATGTTTGAAATGGCTCCCGCCAACCTCCAGGAGGACGCAAAGGTTATAAGGAGCCATGTGAAAATGACTTCCTGTGCAAACGGGATCTCACCGCTTGCGATCCCCGTGACTATCGCGCGCAATTCTGCATAGACTCCAGCCGCTCCTCCTGAAATGCTGACGGCCATCATCATCATTCGATACATCCGGGTGCACACTTGATAAGGGAAAGGTGCGTCTCCCATTCTGGCCATTAAAAAAGCGGCCACCAATCAGCTGCACAACATCAGTGTGCAAAAGATCAGTTTCCGCAGGCTCTCCGTCTTGGACTCAATATTCACGTTCGTTTATCTTGTCTCTATCGTATGACAAAGTGGCATAGAAAAAGTCCCCCATTTTATCCCCCTTTTTGTCGGGTTTTTCTCGATTTGAACATAAAAAAACCTTGAAAGGCAGTAGCCAATCAAGGTTTTTAATCATCGTTACCGAACATTAAGTCGTCAAGTTGCTGATTTTGTTCTTGAATTTGTTTAAAGCGCTCAATTCTGTTTTTCAAATATGTTATTGAAATCTCCTCAACAATCGAATCGTCCTGTTGAAGTATTTTAACTTTTCCACCCGCATTGGTTAGAGTTGTAATGAGATTTTCCAGATTTTCAGTCTCTTCCTCGTTTTCAAACAAGATACATTCATAGACAGGCTCATCATTTTCAATTCGCGATTTAATTTCTCCTAATCCAAGATTGGTGAAACTTCTTAAATGCTTGATATATTTTAAAACATTGTTGTCATTTTCGATTCTCAAACTAATTTTAGCCATCATTATCACTCCCATCATTATTCTAACTCTCTTGGATAATCTGGATTAAGCGGTTTTCCCGGCAAGCTTTTTTTATAACTTCCTCCATGCCAACGATAGAGATGTTCTTTAAATGTGACTGGATAAATGACTTCACCTTTATTGGCCAGATGCGGATATTTTGATGCGCTATATGTATGGTGACCAATAATTGTTTTACCATTATGTTTTGGTAAGTGGCCACTCTCTATCGATTCTCTTTGTTCTTTTGTCCAATTAATGGTTGGTTCCTCATTGTTCTGGACTCTTCTTCTTTCTTGTTCCCAAAAATTATCTACCCCAAGATCTCTTCTTTTCTTAAATCTTTTATTCCATTCTAACCTTTTCCACTCCTCTTTTGTTATTGTTCTATTTTTAACTTTTTTATTTAATTCACTCATTTTTTTACTCCCTAGTAATTTATGGGGAGTCTTTTTAGGATTTAAATCAAAGTCTTTAACTCGTTCTGCAATAATATCTGATTCCTTTTTATTGACGGATTTAGTTGGTGAGGAGGCTTTTACATTTAATTTTGTATTTACTCCTCTTAAACCATAGGCACCAAGCATTGATAAAGTGCGATCAAGGCTATTTTGGCGCTGCTCATCCGAAATTTTATTTCCGAACATATCCCTGCCAGTGATTGTTTCACTAAAACCATTCGTTGCAGTGAGGCCGTAAAGCCCTTTTTCAGAGGTCTTCAAAGCTTGGAATGTTTTCGGTGTTTTGTATGCGGTAAGCGCTTTGTCAACTGTAGTGATCGCCTTTTCTGCTTTATACATGCTGTATGCACCTTTGATCCCTTTAGCGCCTTTCCCGAGCCAACCCACAACTGGGATGTATCCGGCGGCACCCATCGCTCCCGCAGCAACCCGCTGCCCGTATGTCAGCTTTTCACCAGTTACCGGGTCAACTCCCTCGGTGGCCCTCTTGTAATCATAATAGCCGGTGGCTTCTCCTACAAATGTGCTGCCGGCATCAAGCACTTTTTCATACCATGGCCGGTTTGCAAGCTCTTCCTGTTTCTTGGCGAGCTCTTCTTGCTCTTTGGCAATCCGTCGGGCCTCGGCCTGATCCTTTTTAAACTGGATGTAATTTTCGGCATTCTTATGTACGTCATCTTTCAGTTGGTAGGCTTCGCTGGCCCGGTAAGCTTTGGCATCATACTGAATCGGAGAAGCGCTCTTGCCCTTTCCTGTCGCACCAATGAGGGCGGTATAATCGGCAACAACCATCTGCTGATTGATTTCAGATGCGGCGTATTCCTCTTTTAGAGCAGCGTCCAGATCATCAACAGCTTTTATCGCATCTTTACGCTCATCGTTTGCATCGTTGATGTGTTGTTTGAACGTCTCAGTTGAAAAGACTTCTAGCGGCAGTATATCATGGATGCTTTGCAAAATGGCTTTCATGTCTTTTTTCTGCTGTGAAACCATTGACTTTGAATTTTTATAGGCATTGGCCAATTGGTTCTCAAGAAACTCCATGTCAATAAACGTGTCGCCAGAGAGATCTGCCTCTTCCACAGCCGCGGAAACGCCGTCGAGAAATTGAACCTGCATATCAATCAGATCGAGCCAGTCGTCCACGATACCCGCCTGATCCCTGTAAAATGCTTTGATGTTATCGGCGCCTTTCCCCTCAAAATCATCGCCCAAATCAGCCATCCCTTGGAACGCCTTTTTCAGGTTGACAAACTGCTCTCTGGTGCTTTGGTATTCCTTGAACCGTTTCTCCATAGCAGCTAATAAAGTTTTTGACTCATAGATCTTCATTCATCAAACCCTTCCTAAGTCTTAATCAATTAAGAGTTTACCACTATACGGAAATGAATTGGTGAATAAATCCTGTCTATCCATGAAAATGAATCTTATTGAGTAGGTCTTAAAACCCAACACACTCGACAGGCTTTTTCTGAATTCCCAAAAAGGAAAATCATTGTCAAAAAATGATCCTTTATGTAAAATGAAAGATATGCAGAAAAAGGAAATGGATATACTTAATTTTTAGAATATTTAAAATCAACTATTACGAAAGGATGAGCGGGGCATTGAACGTTAAGATAGCCTATGAGAAAGTAGCAAGAATGTTGAATGAGTGGTACGGAACTATAAAAAGACATCAAGTTCCAAAAGCGATTTCCATGAAAGAAGAGATTCAAAGTGTATTACCCTATATGGAGGAAAACCAAGATTTATTGCTTTACTTTAATCTTTTGGATTTGCGTCATAATTTGATGCTTGAAAAACTTTCAGATTCAAAAGAAGCATATGAAAAGATTAAAAAACAAGAAGAACAGGTTAAAGAAACAAACAAGATGATTCAATATTATTCTCTATTTTTTTCTGGGGTATATGAATTTTATAAAAAGAACTTTATTGATGCAATCAATTATTATCGATTAGCAGAAGACAAGCTTAAAAGCATCCCTGATGAAATAGAAAGCGCAGAATTCCACTATAAATTAGCCCATGCCTACTACCAGATAGATCAACACTTTGTTTCACTAAGTCATGCAAAAAAAGCCAAAAGCATCTTTAATGCACATGAAGATTACAAAGTAAAAGCAATTGCCTGTGATATGATGTTCGGTGCAAATCTCTATGATATGTATCAGCTTTCTGAGGCAGAAGAACTTTTTCAAAACACCTTACATGAAGCTAAGGCGATAAACAATCAAAGAGCAACAGGTATCATTTATCATAACCTTGGACTAATTTTTGAAAGAAAAAACGTTCTTGGATTGGCTCTCGAATATTTTAAAAAAGCAATGGATCTTCAGGAACACTTTGAATCGCAGAACGGTATTAGATCGATGTATATGGCTGCCAGAGTTTTGTACGAAAGCGGTGACCTTTCTGAAGGTTTAAACTGGTACAAAAATGCTCTTACTCGAACTAAAAAATGTAATGAAGAAGAATATAAATCTAAATTAAAGATCATTTATTCTATATATGAGGAATATAATCAATTAGAAGTCAATAACGCTTTTAAATACCTTGAAACCAAAAACTTGTGGTCAGATGTGTCGGAATTGGCAGAAAAAGTTGCAGATTTCCACAAAAAAACAGGGGATTTAAATAGCTGTACGGAATATTTAAAGAAGGCTTTAAATGCCAAAACCCAAATCCTTAAAGTTACGGAGGCGTTAGCATGAAAAAGTTTTCAACAATTTTATTAACTGGTGTTTTAGGGATTGCTGTTACATTGAGCTTTTCATACGGAGTTTCTAAAGCTGAATTTGGTCAAGAAAAACAATTCAAAGTAGCTGAAAAAGCAATTAATTTTTAAATTATAAGAAGATCATGCTCACCGATTTTCTTATAAGCTTTTCATAAAAGAAAGGCTTTAATTTTGTACGTTTTAACACTGGTTGGACAGGTAAATTAAAATTATTGTAAATGGCGGACTCATAGGAGTCTGCTTTTTTGTTCACAACAGCCCTCAGATAATCCCGAGAGCTGTGGCCAGATTATAAATGGCCTGCCGTTTAATCTGATAATATTTGTCCTTTTTCAGCCCCATCTCCATATAAATCTCAATATCCTTGATTTTCTTTGAAGAAAGATACTTGACCTTTATGATCTTCAATTCATCATCATCAAGGCTTTGTTTGAGCGCTCTGTCCATCTGAGCAACTTTTAACTCATTAAACGAATGCGGGTCGCGCAGCCGCAGGAAAAGGTCGGTCATCCCGGCCGCTTCTTGCTCCTTTCTGTTTTCAAGCTGAACCTTCAAGGCCTTATATTTCTTGAGCTCCTTAATAATCGTATTTCTAACTTCCTTTTCATCAATAGCCGGTAAAAAAGACAATTGTTTAGCTAACAATATCCATCCCTCCTTAGAATAAAAAAGGACACCAAACAAACAGCTTAAATGCTGGTATGTTCAGTATCCGCAGGCTCTCCATCTTGGACTGTCTTTAATCATTCAAATTACATAACAAATTATTTAGGTTACAAATAAATTCACTAGTAACCTCATGAAAATCCTCACAAAATTCTTTACTCAGGATTTGTATCCTTTGATGCTCATCAAATTCCACATGACTCATTTTATTTACGATTTGAATTAAATCTTTTCGTTTTTCTTTTTCAGGTATCATATCTAAGATTCCTGAATTATGGACAATGCAGTTTCTAATTTTAGAATACTCTACTAACTTTGCCCATGTATCATTAGAAAAGATCTCTGCTTGATTAAATACTTCACAGTTTTTATACTTCATTTTAAGGTATTTTTTTGCTTTAAAAATCCCTTTATCAAATTTAATTCTTTTTAGCATTTCTTTATCTGAACAAAGGCTGATTAGATGAAATTCTAAAAAACTATATATATTTGTGAAGACGCTACTTCTTAGAATTGACGGATAAGTTTTATCGTAAGAATGATACTGATCAATATAGTAATCCCAATATTTTTCTTCCTCATCTGGATTTAAACCCTTTGCTTCTTTTTCAAACCTTAATTTGGTAAGCTCAAACCTATCTTCGACTTCGTTTAAGTATTCAATAAAGTCATTCAACGGTGACAAAACCATTAAGTAAAAGGTAAGGGAGTGTCCTCTAGGTACAATAAACATATTCTCTCCTTTTAAATTATCTCAAGTAATCTTTATTAAACCCTAACTGTTTTATTTCAATATTTTATTAAGATCCAAATAAGTACTGCTATTAAAATAATAGTTGCATATAAAGACAAACACCCACACCCAAAATAACCCTGATCATTTGCTTTGATCCATTCATCATCGTTTTTTTTCTTTTCTTCTTCTGAAAAATATATATCTTCATATTCAGTGATGCCTTTTTCATTATTTTCATTTGCCTGTTGCAACAATTTCGTATAAAGTTCAACATCACACTCAATTAAATCAATTTGATTATCATGATATGTAATTATTACATTAAAGGTAGTATCACTTTTTGCAGACAAAACACCTGCTATTCCTCCAACCGCCCCTAATGCCACACTTCCAACAGTTCCTCGAATGATTGAATCCTTCACATTCTTAGCACTAATCTCATTAACTATTTCTATTTTTGAAATGTTTTTTTTCCACTTTTCATGTTTAACTGTCGGGGTTACTTCATGCCCTTTTTTTATTATTAGATCCCTATGATATAGTTTTTTATTCAGTTCACTATTCCAATCGATTATGTATCCCTCTGTCAAGACTTGGCCAGTTATAACCTTCCCCAAAAAAGATCTTTGGTTTTCCATGTGTCACCTCATGTAATTAGATTTATTGTAATCTATGTTTAATATACATCATTTAAAGTTACTTAAGAGTGAAAAGATGCAAGATACGGTAGTTCACCTTGCATCTTATAATATCGGTCGGTTTCTCTTGATTGTTACTTAGTTTTTTCCTAATACTAAACAAATGTGTCTCTATTACTTTTGCCGCTACAGCTCTCTACAATTTAGGAATTCTGGCCTCCTTATTTAATTTTGTATCCTATCTCGTACTCAACACGAGCAAAATCACCCTTAGCAGTTTCAATGATCGTTTTTCCATGTTCCGGCGCTTCGGCTTCGTAAGCCGCACCGTTAACGCCATCTAAAACGATGACAGTTACTTTCCCGCGTTGAATTTTGCTTTTAACCGAAAAATCTTGATTGATGTCTATCTCTCTTGGACTGTTCACCTGCATCGCTCCCTGTGCTATGATAGAAATACCACTTTGTATCACAGCCGGGGCAATTCGCTTCGGTTTTTTTATTGGTTAATTTCAATGATGTCGCATTCTGCTTTTTTCTTGGTTCCAAGAACCACATAACCTGGTTTCTGCATATAATCTGTGACGTACGTGATCAAAACATCCACCGATTGCCCAGTAAAAACACCGTCTTCCCATTCATGCAGACACAAGCTGTCTCCTTCTCGAAATCCTCTGTCATTTTTTCTGATTTCAAAGTTCTTTCGTCCATCTTCAACAGCTTTAAAATATGGTGGCAAAATTTTAAGATGATGCGTCACACTCATTTTTTAAAACTCCTTCCGCATTTCGGACAAAAAGGTCCATTATATTTTTCCGTGGCTAAGTTATACCAATAACCCCTTTTTACCGACGTAATCGATTTACATTTAAAACAGAAAAAATGCTTGTATGTGAGAATCCGTTTGATTTTCTTCAGCATTTTACTTTCCACCTTTCAAAACCGGTAGGCTGCTGATATTTAAGGAACATAGAGGAGGCGGCTTGTCCCCCTCTATGCAGCGATTGATCATGCAGCACCGTGTTCCTCATCTTCCTGGTCATCCTGGCTGTGATTTTCAGCTGACACGTCTTCTTCAGCCGGCGCATCGTTTTCTTGCTTGAACAGCGGCTCCGCTTCTGCGTCCTGGTCTTGCTTCCAGTCCCACCATGTATCTGCAAGCGGCGCAACTTTCGCGAAATATTGATCCATTAGATCAACAATTTTGCCCGAAGAGATGTCAAGCTCAGACGCCAATTTGCTATAGGATTCACCTTCAATTTTGCGCTTCACGAAGTTAGGGAAGTCGCTCGGAAACTCCTCGAAATTAGGCGCCATTCCGCTGGTGATAAACTCCTCTATAATTGCCCGTTCGATCTGTCGTTTTTCTTTTTTGGTTGGAATGTTTTCTTTAGGCAGTCCAAGCTCAGCCTCAAGTTGTTCGGGCTGCGGCTCAACCTCTGATACTACTCCATGCTGATCAACCTTATAGCTGGTTGTAGGTTTGTTCGTGTTAGGATTGATTTCAACGTTATAATTGACCAGTGTTGATTCCAGTTGGGATTCCACTTTTTGATCAATCATTTCAGAGAGGTGTTGGATCTTCCCGTCTAAATCCGCGCTATTGACCTCCAAGGTAATTTCCGTTAAGCCCTTCGGTTTCATATTCACCTTTTTTACGATTGCTTTGAAATCAATGAAAGACATAATTGTTCCTCCTCCTGGGATAATGGGATGACTTTAATTTCAATTCTTGGTTTCTCGCTATAAAATTTACTGACATGTAAATCAACAATTTGGCTGTCATCTTGCCATAGCACTTTGTTCAAGCCGTCCTTGATACCCTTGATATAGTTATCAACGTCCGGCTTTTTGCTGGGCCGGAGCTCTCCTCTTTCAGCTGCAGCGGCCTTTTTCTTGCTGAAACTCTTAAGAGTCGATTTATAAACCTTTACTTCTAACTCCAACGGCCCTTTGAATAGATTAGGAGGACGATGATCAGAAGCGGCCAATTTCACATACTGCTTGAAATCTCTTGATTTCTTAGGGTCATACATCCGCACCATTCCATTCATAGTCGTCGCACGGGGACGACCTTGCGCAACTGGCTCTCCATAAATCGTGAATTCAATCATTTCTGTGGTTCTCCTATTCTGATAAATAATGTGAGTGGAAGAAAGGTCAATCTGACCAACCTCATTCCGTTGACTAAATGAATTTCAAAGCCGATGTTCCAATTCAGAAGCACGATTGCAAGGAAAAACCTCGGCATTATCTCATGACCTCCCGGCGTCGCTCTGTCAGTTCGTCAAACCATTTTTCATCCCCCAAATCCAAGGCAAGATCAATGAGTATCTGAAAATCCTTGTCGCCAAGTCGATCATCGAGTTTAGTTACAGAATTAATTGAAACGCGCGATACAGAGCTGGAGGGAATATGGACTAAAAGTTCTCTTTGCCCTTTAGCTATAACAAATGCATTTCCTTTGAATTTACGTGAATTTATATAAATCCAGTCGCCAACTTCAATCAATTTCTTCTACCTCCCATCAGCAGCTAACCAGCTATGAATCTTTGAATCTTCTCTTCTGGCGTGAATAATAATAAATGCTAAACATCGTAGTGATTGAAACACTCTCATCAATCTTCCGCCTCGCATGACATTTTACGGCCAAAATCAGATTTCACTTTTATGTGAAGCCGCTCAAGTTCGGCAAGCGGTAGCTCATAGAGCTGACGGCCATCATCTGCTTCATATTGACCATATCGAATAAGTTCATGAATCAAATAATCCTGCCGCTCACTAGCGGCGGTTATCGTTGATTTTTCAATCAAAAACAATTTCTCCCTTCTTATCCAACCAAACCGGCATCCATCTGCCTGGAAAGGTTTATGAATCTCCCGTATTCCTTGATAAAGCTTGCTTGTATCATGCCGGTCGGACCGTTCCGCTGCTTGGCAAGATCAATTTCAATGATGTTTTTTAGTTCAGAATTTTTGTTGTAGTAATCATCGCGGTACAGAAACATGACGACATCGGCATCTTGTTCAATGCTTCCGGATTCTCTTAAATCGGACATCATCGGCCGCTTATCTTGCCGCTGCTCAACCGCCCTGGATAACTGAGAAAGAAGGATGATAGGGATCTTGAATGCTCGGGCCATTTCCTTCAATTCCGCAGTAATACTCCCGACTTCTAAGTCCCTTCTTTCATACTTCCCTATAGCTCTGATAAGCTGCAGATAGTCGATGATGACCAAATGCTTTTGGTTATCTGGATTTTCTTTTTTCGTCTTTCGAATTTTTGAACGTATATCTGCAAGTGTTTGAGCAGGTTGATCGTGAATGTTGATATTCCATTTTTCATATTCTCCAATGGCTTTCGTTGCATTCTCATAATCGTGATCGCTAAAGAATTTTCGGGGGTTTTTCCACTTCGATCCCTCGATGTTCCCAAGATTGCTGAGTAGACGATGAGTCAATTGCTTGTCCGGCATTTCAAGTGAAAAAATGTCGGTCACTCCGCCCTTCTCACAATTTGATTTCCCCATGTGTAATGCAAAAGCGGTTTTTCCCATCGATGGGCGGGCGGCTAACACAATTAAGTCACCATCCTGCCAGCCGCCTGTCATAGCGTTCAAATCGATTAATCCAGTGTTGATACCCGTGATGTCTTCCTTCTCCTCATGCATGTCATTGTAAATCTCCGTGAGGACATCCTGTTTCGTTCGAGTTTTTTCAATGCCGATTTCCTGAAGTTCCATTGCTCGTTTGTACAGCTCAGTGACCCCGTCGTCGGTCGGAGTGTTTGCGAACTCAATGGCGGTCTTTTTCATTTCTCGTAATCTATAAGCATCGTAAATCAATGTCTGATAAGCCAAGAAATTGGCGGTGCTGGCCACTGCGCTGCCTAAGTCCGTTAAATATTGAAGGCCGCCTACTTGCTCAACGGAATCGCCTAATTTTGTAACCGTGGTGACCATATCAACGGACTTGCCGAGCTTTTCAACCTCACGCATGGCCTTAAAAATGACTTGATGCCTCGTTTCAGAAAAATGCTCGGGCTGCAGAGACAATTCTTTAATCAGGTCACTTTCTACGAGAATGCAGCCGAGCAGAGCCTGTTCAGCCTCAACGTTTTGGAGAATATTTTGCATGGCGTTCCCACTCTTTCTGTTTTGCTAAAAATTCGTTTTTCTCTGGCTGTCTGACTTTGATCTCAGCAATAGATGGTGGAAATCTGTTATTTAAAATGTGCTCGTCCACTTTCGCGAGAACCGGTTCATATGGCAATTTGCTAAGATGATCAATCCAGAGTTCAATTCGCTTTTTACCAACATCGCCGGTTAAATCAAATTTTGTATAAGCAGCAGCTATTCTTTGCAGGATCTCCATTGCCTGGTTCACTTTCATGTCTATCCCCCCATCGGAATACCGCGCTCTCTGGCGTATTCGGCCAAAGCATCAAAACTGTTCTTGATTTTCTTATTCGGGAACTCTTTGACATTCGATTGCTGTGGCTGAAGCTTGGCCCATCGATCAAGAATGCCTTTTTCACAGTAAGCAAAAGATTTGATGGTATCGGCACGATGTTTCGGCTTGTATTCGTCGAATATTTCATCAATCCATTTCAGGATGTTCTCCAAAGGAATTTGGTCTTTAAGAAGTCTGTTGATTGACTGCGAATCCATTGGCGATAAAAACAAGCTGCCTTTCCTCTGCAGAAATTTGTTTTCAATTTGTTGAAAAGCTGAGAGTTTCTCTTCTTCTCTTCTTAAATTCTTTAATTCTTGTTTTTGTTCCGCGATCGTTCCGTGATCGTTCTGCGGTCGTTTCACTAAAGGTTCATTATCCGTTTCGTGAAACGATTCATCTGTAAGGCTAAACCCTTGATACAATTGATATTTAACGATGGTAAACAGCGTTCCGCTATCCGTTTCGCTAACGGTGATCATTCCATTTTTCACGAGTTTTTTCACAGAACGTAAAATGGTGCTTTTTGAGACTTTTTTAAACGCCCGTCCTTCCTTAAATTCAAGGTCGTCACATAATTTTGAATAGGATCTTATGTACTGACCTTTTTTTAGCTCTATACCGTTAATTTTTATTCCGTCCTGATGACTTGCCTTTAGCAGAAGTAAGGTGAACAGCCGAAATGTCGTTACATCACTCCATATCTCATGATCAACAATCTTCCGGTGTAGCTTAATCCATCCCTGCACATCAATGTCCTCCTTTCCGATTACAAAGCGCTGTCATGCCGCTGATGCGGACTAAATATAAATTAGGTTCACTTGTTCTTAAATATCCCTCAACATAGGTGCGGAACAGTTTAGCCCGGTTGGGAGCCCCCTCCGTCAGCCACTTGTAACAGAAGGGTATTGTAACCTTAATCATCGAATGGGAATTCATCCTGTTTGATGTTTACAGGCTCACCGTCAAAAGGATCAGCGGCGTCCTGCACGCTCGGTTTTTCTTCTTGGATTTCTTCTTGTTGTGGCTTTTCCGGCTCAGGGTCATTGATAACCGGGTTGTCTCCGCTCATGATAACTAAGTCATCATCATAGACAGATTGTGCTTCTGCCGTTATATCCTTGCGAACCGTCTCATCTTGGGCAACTTGTTGCTGAATTTCTATGCTGATCGGCAAGTACTTCCACATACGACGAATTACAGTTTTCTTTGCCATTTCTTCATAGTCAGTTTTCCATGGGCCGTTATCTTTCGATTTACTCCGTTTACGCACGTTTTCAACATCTTGCTTGCTGAAAACCTCAAATTGATAACCGCCGTCTTTAAAGTGGGCAACTGCATAAACATGGGTCATTTCTCCTCTTTGGCCTGTTACAGGCTTGTGGATCAACTTTGGATGAAGCCCCAATTCATAAACAAAATCATCCGCTTCATGGACAGTGTGAGCGTAAATGCTTTGGATATGTCCTGAACGTCTAGCAAGATCAATCATGCCTTTATAGCCAATGATGAACTGCACTTCCCGCCGTTTTTCTTTGTTGTTCCAAAATGGGACAAAGTAGCAATGACCCACTAATCCGGGTTCAAGCCCTAACTGTGCAGATTGCATAACTGCACCAAGTAATGAACCTGGGGAGCATTCTTGCAGCGCTGGGTTGTTCCTAATAGTTGTCAATGCAATTCTCGTTATCCGTTCAGGGGTAATATGTTTCGGTAAAGCTTTTTGAAGCTCTGGCTGCATTTTTTTTAGATATCCTGCAATGGTTTTAGGTTCTTCCTCTGACTGTGTTTGAACAGCGTTAACTTTATTCGCTAACTGGTTTCGAACGTCAGCGTTTTTAGCCATCTTCTTTAATCTCCTTTACTTGGAATCTTCTATGTGTCGTGACCTTATTGAATTTTTTAAAGAGCTCCGGGTGTTCAGCAGCAAATGCTTTCTTATCAAAGCGGTTAGCCGTGACAGTTTTCCAGATGACTCGGACATTGCCGGCACTGCCCGTCTCATACTCTCCAAGCATCCCCTTTAATTGGTTTTCTGCCTCTTTCAGCTGTTCTTTTGCTTTATTCTCTTCGGCCTTGGCTTCTTTATAGCGCTCAATCAGTCCATTCGCCGCAAGAGGCAGTTCTTTTTCATCCTCAAGACCAACAGGGTACATATGAGTTAAAAGCTCTGTGGAAGCCTCAGAACCATCAAACATAGGTGGAATCTCATTCAGGACATGGTTTTCCCAAAATTCCTTTTCAACCTGAATGAGGTATTTGATAAGCTCTTCGTCCCGTTCTACCTTCTTATAAATGAATTTGTTTCCGCCAATTAAAACAGCAATCCACCAAGCTTTAAAACCTGTCACCGCCATATAATGCTGGCATTGGACCAGGTAAGCGTCCGGAACTTCCTCACCATCCCACTCGTTTTTGAGGTATTCTGATGCCGTTTTACATTCTAGACCCACTTGTTCACCAACAATGAGCCTGTCAACATTGGCAAGCATAAAAGGATAATCAGGGTGCTGCAGAATGGCCTTGCGACGGCGTACCTTTTTACCCGTCCGCTTTGAAAACTCCCTGGCAACCGTCTCCTCGAGAATATTGCCCCAATATGCTGCCTCGCCTGATGAATCCTCTTTCGGAGCCTGCCCAACCTTATCCAGATAGACAGACATTGGTGTTTTCCACTTACTCAGCCCGGCAATGGCCGCGGCGTCAGATCCGCCGATACCCGCTCGCCGCGCTTCAAGCCATTGTTCCTCTGTCATTTTCTCTGTTGGCATGTAAACCTGTGCCAGCATCAAACACCCACCCTTCCACGGAAGCTATTCAATTGAAGATAACGTTCAAACTGTTCCTTTGTATCGAATTGAAAAGCAGGCTTGCGGTCTTTCACAGTGATTACACCCTTTACTTCTGATAAACGCCATTGATCAAATCGATCTGAACTAAAACTAATGATTCTATATGGTTTTGCCATGTATTGAAACCTCCTTGTTTTTCACGAGGCATTTTGATAAACTATCATCATAAATCGTGTATATTGTGAAAGAGCCCTCATCAGCCCTTTCACCACCCACTTGTACAGAGTGGGCTTTTTTATTTGCCCGTATAAAATTCAAATTCAAGCTCCTCTTTTAAGTAGCGCGGCAGGTTATCGATAAAAATGATTTCGCCTTGATTTTTATCAAAGACATAATCATCATGAGCCAGCGATACCTCTTCACCATAGAAATCCCTGACTTTCTCATCCTCTTTTGGAACAGACGCGGGATAGCCCGTACGCTCAATTTGAGTGATGATTGGATGATCCATTCGTCTTCCTCCTCACAATTTGTGTTTGCTTAACGCTTCTGAAAGATCGAGAGCAATCCGGTCTAACGCTTCTTGAAGAACCTCTTTGCTGCTTTGATCATTTGAAAACAACTCGGCTCTAGTTTTCGCCGCACAAATGGCCATACGAAGTTCTCCAGCAACTTTGGTTGCATGAAGCAGTTCCTCTACAGAATCAAATGTTGCACCCATAATTTCACCTTCTTTCTGATGCTTGCGCGCATCGTCATGGCCAGGAACGGAAAATGGAGGGTACACAAATGGAATGGATTCGTCCCCAGACATGACGACAAGCACAAAGTGGCTTGCCGATTTTTAAATAAAACTTTATAATTATCTAACAATGTCTTTGGTTAAAGCAGTGAGCGTGCCGGCTTGCTGCTTTTTCATTTCAATTAATGACTTTTTGGCCTCTACCTCTGTGAGTAAAAGCAGGGTAGGATTTTCTCTTGCTTGCTTACAAAACTCATGAACCTCTGCCCCCTTCATTATTCGACTGGCAGTAAAAACAAAATTCATTTAAAACATCCTTTCCAATTTTTCAATTAGTTCTGTAGGAGATTGAGATTGATTTATTTTCTGCCTAGTATCTGAAAATTTACGCTTGTTTTCTTTTAATCTCTTAAGCTCGTTATGTGATTTTTGAATATCCTCGATAAAACGGTCGGCCTTTTTTGAATCCCCATCATGTATAGCTTTAACGAGCATTTTTGATAATTCCTCAATACAAATTACTTCAGCAACTATTCTTTTCAAATCTGACCCTAAAAGTTGATTTGCTATCATTTAGTAATCAACCCTCGGGTTAAAAGCTTAAGCTTGTGCTTACTCCACATCTTTAACCAGTTAATCGAGTATTCTTTGCAGATAACAGCAACAAATTGAGTAAGTGCAGTTATAACATCGAGACATTCTTGAATTGTTTTTTCGATAGATGTTTTGTCTGTAATAGAATCAGGTTTAATCGTGAAATTTTCCATATGCTCTTTTAAAGAATCGATTGCTTCTGTCATTTGAATAGTTGATTGAACGGCAGCTGTCATACGATTAACTTCCGCTGCAGGGCCATCTAATCTAATTGGCCCCCACCCTGAATACTCAGAAGCTGCCTCAATAGCTGACCAAGGATCATTGTGCTTCTCAGTAAAGTACTCGGTCACCTCTGGTTGAACCCGGTGACGTCCGTTTTCTTGATGGGATATTGACTCTCTTGACATAAATAAATCATCTTCCATTGCCATTCGCTGCTGCGTTAGTTTTGCGTCTTTCCTTGAGGTTTTGGCAGCTTGTGATGCCCTACCAAATTGCATTCCTAATCGCTCCTTTTCTACCCTTGTCATATTTAATTTTTTGATAAGCTATTTATCAGAAAGGATTACTAAACAGCTTTAGTTTCAATTAGAACATTTGTTAATTCAGTGTATAACTCAGATACAGGCTTTTTATGTTCTCCCCAAATCCGAATATATTTAATTGCTTTCTCTGGATCGATGTAAGACAACTGAGCAATTTTTGACGGAATAGCCATTCTCTTTTTTAGAAACTCTGGATCAACAGGAAACTGGTTCATTTCGTTACCTCCTATGTAGAGTCTGATCTTTGTGCATTTTTTGCACAAAGATCTTCAAAAAAAATTGTCCAATTAATATCAAATATTTTCGCTAACCGCTTCGCAACTTTAACGCTAGGTGTTTGTCCATTCTCAATTTTTGTATAATAAGATCTATCAATTTCAATAAGCTCTGATACCTGTTTTTGAGTTAATCCTTTTTGATTCCTCATCTTAACTAACTGTAAGTTTTTATTCATTTAATCACCTCCTGTGCATTTCTTACACAAATTATAGCGTGCATTTTTTGCACAGTCAACATCTTTTGTTTGTTTTTTGCACATAATATTACTTGTGCATTTTTTTCACTTATAATTTAACAAAAGACTGATTAAGGAGTTATTTTAAATGACTTTTGGGGATCGAATTAAACATTTAAGAAAAGAGAAAGGTCTTTCACAACAAGAACTTGCTGACCGTTTAAGTCTAAATAGATCAACATATGCGAGATATGAGCTTGAGTCTACTCAGGCAGATTATGATACATTAAAAAAACTTGCAAATTTTTTTGGCGTTTCAATTGATTTTCTTTTGACAGGAAAAGAACATGAGGGATCCAGCGATGATATGTGGAAAGAACTTTTAAATCCTAAAACTCAAGTGCTCTTTAAAGATCTAAAAGATGCACCAGAAGAAAAAATTGATGAATTGATTCAGTTTTGGGAGTTCATAAAAAACCGCGATAAAACTAAATAATGACGTTATAAAATATATTTTGTTTATCAGTTTAGAAATGTGAACTTTTTTAAATTTTGTTCTCAATATAGACAATTTCCTTTCGTTGGTTTATTATGTATATCGTTTACATCTTTTCAAAGCCTTAGGGCTTTTCTTTTTCACTCTTAATGCGAACATACATTCCTTTAGTTTTAGGAGGCAACTACAGATGAAAACTATAGTCCCCCATAATACACATCTCGAGGATTGGATTGAGGCATTTTACAAGGAAATGAAAATTTCAAATCCTCATGAATTGGATCTCTTAGATATCTCGCATCGATTAGAATTGAAGGTGGAATTTCTAAACATAGGTAGTCGTTATTATGATGGGATGATTATTCTTGATAATAGGGTTTCCCCTCAAGAACAATGGCAAGATTTTGGACATGAGCTTTGTCACGCTCTAAGGCATGAAGGAAACCAATTGACTATGTCTCCACTCTTCGCTCAACTGCAAGAAATGCAAGCTAAAACATTTGCTTATAAATTTTGTATTCCTTCATTTATGCTGATGAAATTAGACTTTTCAAAGCCATACATAGAAACAGCGAAATTAATTGCATCTCATTTTAATGTCACATATAAATTTGCTGCGAAAAGAGTTGCTCAAATTAAACCAATACATGTTTTGAAAAATAATAAAAAAAGGGTTGATACATTTGTTTAATTTGATTGAAAGAGTTACTAAATCAGACTGGTACACACTTATTACATCGATAATTAAACTTTTATCATTAACAACCTTTTTGCTTACCTCATTTAGTTTGTTTTTTTGGGGAATAGGCTATGCCTTTTTGTATGGCTATTATTTTGGAGGAGAAATTACAGAAACACCTTCGATTTTAGAAATGCTTATAAGAATTGTTCCATTCAACTTTAATTCTGTAATGATTATCAGTACCTTTGTCATTTGCTCTGTTTTTTGTCTATTTTATATTGGCATACTGGTAAAAGAAAAAAAATAAAGAATATTATATTGTCTGTTTTAATATTTATTGGCTTACATATCATTTTAACCACTATATTTATTGGTGAACTGAGCTTATTAAACTTAGTGTACTTTTCTGCATTATGGATTATTCCACTGTTCATTATTACCTTAGCATTCTATTTCTATAGAGCAGTTAAATTCTTAAAGGTTTTTTCAATTATTTCAGGGGTATTGACAGGATTTATTCTCGGTGTATTGTTAATTAAATTTATACAGGACGAATCACTGAGTTATTTATTAGGTGTGTTTATATGTTTTTCTTTAGGTATTGCTTATTCATATTTGCCTATTCACAATATATTTTCAAGGTTTATATTGTCTTTTCCCTGGTCTCTTATAGCTAGTGGTGTAATTAAAGTGATTTTATCAGATTTTCTCTATGACAATTTTATAATTAGGCTGGCATTTATTATTCTTCTTTCATTTATTTTAAGTTTTATATACAGTTTCTATTTGTACCCAAAATTATGGTGGACAAATAATAATTCAAATACTGCTATAAATAACGATCAAAATAATCACAAAATAAAAAAAATGTTCGAATTACTCATAAGCTCTCCAAAACCAATGTCAATTATTATTGTTGTTTTAGTAACTACTGCTTTTCTGTTATTCACACCTATGTTTTCTTATTATTCAGGTAAAGTTATAAGGGTTGCAACTCCACCAAATACATTTAAGTATGAAATAATTGAAACAGGTAGCCTCTCAAGTAAAAAAGTCGAAGGCATTTTGGTCTCTGAACAAAATAATATACTCTATATTTCATCAAAGAATGATTTTAGGCTGATTAGAGTAAAAGATGAAAGTTTTAAGACTGAAGAGTCGCGATCTAAATAATCGAATCTTCAGAAATGGATTTATCATTACGAAAGGACTGATTCTTGGTGAGAGCGGCCATATACATACGTGTTTCAACAAAGCTCCAAGAAGAAAAATATTCTCTACGAGCCCAAACAACTGAACTCAACCGATATGTAGAACAACAAGGATGGCGATTGGTGGACGAATTTCAAGATATCGAATCTGGTGGTAAGCTGCACAAAAAGGGCTTAAATGCCCTTCTCGACATTGTTGAAGAAGGTAAAATTGACGTCGTTGTCTGCATTGATCAAGATCGACTTTCTCGTTTGGATACAATAGCATGGGAGTATTTAAAGTCTACTCTTCGTGAAAACAAGGTGAAAATTGCTGAACCTGGAACTATTGTAGATCTAGATGATGAAGATCAAGAATTTGTTAGTGACATCAAAAATTTAATTGCCAAGAGAGAAAAGAAATCATTTGTTAAAAGAATGATGCGTGGAAAACGTCAAAGAATGCGTGAAGGTAAGGGATGGGGCCAGGCTCCATATGAATATTATTATGACAAGAAGGAAGAACAATATAAATTAAAAAAAGAATGGGCTTGGGTAATTCCATTCATTGATCGGTTATACCTAGAAGAGCAACTAGGAATGAGCAGTATAGCAGATCAACTCAATAAAATCTCAAAGACGCCTTCAGGTATTATGTGGAATGAACATTTAGTACATACTAGATTAACCACAAAAGCATATCATGGTGTTCAAGAAAAAGCTTTTGCGAATGGTGAAGTGATTGCAGCAGAGAATATCTACCCTAAGCTAAGAACCAAAGAAACCTGGGAAAAAATTCAGATTGAACGAAATAAAAGAGGCAACCAATATAAAGTAACCAGCAGGAAGAGAAATGATCTTCATCTTTTAAGAAGAACTTATTTTGTTTGTGGTGAATGTGGAAGAAAAATTCATCTTGCTGCTCACGGAACCAAAGAGGCTCCCCGTTATTATCTAAAACATGGTCGAAAATTAAGACTAGCTGATGGTTCAGTTTGTGATGTAAGTATAAATACAGTTAGAATTGAGGGTAACATTGTTCAAGCAATTAAAGATATTGTCACCAGTAAAGAATTAGCGAAGCAATACGTTAATCTTGAAAATGAAAAGGAAGAAATTATTCAACTTGAACAAAACATAAAAAACAATGAACAAACCATTCAGAAGCACACCACCAAAATCGAAAAGCTAATTGATCTGTACTTGGATAATCATCTTACTAAGGATCAGCTGAATAAGAAGCAGATTGAAATCAAGAACATAACAGAAAATCTTCAATCACAATTGAAAAGAGATAAAGCGAAGCTCGAAACATTAAAAAGTGATTCCTGGAGTTACGATTTCCTTAGCGAACTTTTCGAATCAATCAATTTTTTCGACAGTGATTTTTCCCCTTTAGAAAGAGCTATGTTGATGGGCAATATCTTTCCGGAAGGTATTGTTTATAGAGACCATATCATACTAAAAGCAAACATTGGGGGATTAAACTTTGATGTAAAAGTGTTAGTTGATGAAGACCCCTTCCCCTGGCATTACTCAAAAAGAAGTAAAGAACAAAAATAAGGGGTTATCACCCCTGTTTATTTCAATCAGCGTAAATCCCTTTTCATTCATTTGGACGGCCTCCT